TCACGTTCCGTTCTTGTTCCTGAAAGCGGCCGGCTCGATCTCGCTCCAGCGCGCTTCCATGAGCTTCATCGCGTCCTTCGCGAGGCTCCTCAGAGCCACCTCTCGGCCGTAGTGCTGCACCATCTGCGCCGACATGTTGCAGATCGCTCCCACCTGGTTCTCTGTGCAGCCAACCTCCAGCAAATTGATTACAGCGTTCTTGCGCAGGCCGTGGAAGACGATGCGGTTTTCCCGGAACGGCTTGAACACGTCTTTCGCCATGAGCTTCTGCCATTCGGTCCGGAAACCATCGGCGCTCTTGTATGACGTGGCGCGAGCTCCGGCGTGCAGCATCACGCTATCGGACGTCGGCACGCGGTCTATCCATTTCCGGTAGGCGAAGTGGATTGGAATCCAGACCGTGTTTCCTGTCTTCTGCGCCCGCACCGCGATGGTATTCTCGCCGGCCTTCGGCTTGGTCATGGCGAGCACATCTCCCTGGCGCTGCCCGGTGAAGAATGCTGACATGGCGATCATCTGCATGTGAAACGGTGCGTGCTCCAGAAGGATTTCAAAAGCCCAGTTCGGCCAAGGCACCCACGGCTCGCCGCCCGGTATCTTTTCGGTCATCTCCACGACGTTGGTCTTGCAGTAGCCGCGTGAGGCGCCCCACGCCATCAGGCGGGACAGAAAGGCTCGGAACTGGTTTGCTTTCGCCGGCGTCTCGCCTAGGGCGTCTATCGCGTCCTGCGCGTCGACCGTCGTCAAGTCGACGGGAAGGTCGTCTCCCCATGTCTCCTTGATGATGTCGCCAGAGGTTCGGTAGCCGCGTTGGGTGGAAGCCGCCAGCTTGGTCCAGAAGGGATTGGTCTCGCTCTGGAAGGCTTCGACGAGCGCCTTGAAGTCCTTGATGCCTTGGCGGCCGCGACGGATAAATGCTTCGTGCGCCTTCGTGGCCTCGGGCCAAAACTCTTTGCTCTTCAGGTCCGGAAGCCGCTTGCCGTCCAGCAGGAAGCCTTTTTCATCGCGGGCCATGGCTTCGCAGATCGACAGGCGTTCGGAGAACTCCTTCTCAAGCGGTTCGGGCAGGGCGATCGACGGCCACGCCTCCTTGGTGTTCCGGAACCTGGTGTAGAAGGTGTAGACGGTTTGCGAACCATTGGCGCGTCGCTTGATGACGCGGTGCACGTGCTTAGGCAGTTCCACCGTTCCGCTTTTCCCTGATCTTTTCACGGAACTTCGCTCCCAATCCTGAGGACATCGTCGATGTGCCGAGGTTCATCGCCCGGTCCAGATCCTCACGATACCAGAACTTCCGTCGCGTGCTGTCAACGATGCGCGGGTTTGGATAGGTCGTTCCGACGCGCTCGAGGAAATCCTCGACATGCTTTTCCCCGCAATACCCGGCAGCCATGTCAGCCGACATGCGAGGCGGCCAGCTGCCGGGGGGAACGAGGGATTGGCGACGTTCTCTCATCTTTCGCCTCTCTTCGCCGCTTCCCGCTCATTTGCGATCGCCGTCCCGATCGCCAACAGGACTTCGATATGGGTCATCGGCCGAGGCGGACCGGCTATAGCCTTTGCTGCCGTGCGGATCTCCTCGGGAAGAGCGTAGTATTCGCGCGTGGCGGGGGTGGCGTTGGTGAGGTCTGGTATAACTGTCATGGCGCAAAATACGATTTAGGTTGGATATCGGCAGCGAGGTACAGCGGATGACCTGGCTGGCCGTCTGCTGTGACTTTCAGCGCGACGAGGTCGAAGAATTCGAGCCGTTCGGCGACCTGGCGACCGCGGTCATGAAGAGCTCCGTGTGTCCCCCACGCGCAAACGATCTTACGGGCGCTCTTTGCAATCGCAAGAATGTGCTGATCGTTGTCGGGCCCGATCGGGTCAGGATGGTTGTACAGAGCCTTCGGATCGGTGGAGCGAAGCGCGAAGAGGTTGCCAACGATCACGCCGCCGAAGCCCCAAGCCTTCGCGAAGCCGATGCAGCGGCGAATTGTCGGGTCATCTTGGCTGGCGTCCGCCGTGGACGGATTGAGCATCAGGAAGGCGACTTTGGGTTTGTCGACCTCCCATTGCCGCTCAAGGCGGTACCGGTATGCTCCGCATTCTGAAATGATAGCCGAGGACGTCATCTCGGTTGCGAACATGTCGAGCGTATCGGTGCTCATACCTCGTCCCTCGACCGGAGCGCGCCGGCATCCGCCAGCGTCTGATTGATGATAGCAGTTGCGAAGGGCGCCGCATCCTCGCCCATGTCCGACCACAAGCCATGAATGGTGAGGGCGAGCACGTGCGGGTTGATCCGGGCGGTGCGCCAGAAGCGCTCCTCGTTCATGCTGTGCTGGCGGCGGTGCTCGTCGGGATGGAGCGGCAGGACCCAGCGGTCCGAAACCTTGCTGCCCTTGCTACGACCATAGTGGCCGTACCGTGTCGCCGCGCAAGACAGGTGGGCGGCCTCGACGCCATATCGCCCGGAGACGCAGCAGGGCAGCTCGTGGATGAACGCCAGATAATCCTTATTCTTCGTCGGCTTCCGCTTGGGTGTTGGATCGGGTCGGACGGAATTGGCTATGCGGTAGGCCATCACGCGCCCTCCCGAAGCATTTCACGCTGCACGAGCTTGATCGTCTTCCCGGGAACCCGGATCACGCGCAGCACGCGCGCCTTGTCGCACTCGAAGGAAATGCCGGCGACCTTGGCGTCAGGATCCAGCGTCAAATCGCCGATCGGCTCGACCTCGTAGACCTTGCCACGCCCGGAGAAGTGCATGCAGGCGTAGACCAGCGCCCCGTCCATGTCGGTGCAGAGATAGACCTTGTTGGTGTTGCAGACGCTGGCCGCGCCGAAGCGAGCGGTAGACGGCGCTCGAGTCTTTGCCGGTGGCAGGACGAACTGGCCGACGGTCAGACCGCCGAAACCGCCGTGGAAGTAGCGAACGCCGGTCATGCCGCCACCTTCTCGATCTGGTCGATGTTCTGCTTGATGACGCGGAAACTGTACGCGGCCACCCACGGGTTTGCTTCCCATGCGCCGGCGCCGTTGATGTGGTCCCAAAGCGTGCCGTAACTGTCGATCGCGTTCCCGCAGCATTGGGTGTGCGGCATTAGATAGTCGCGCCAACCGTCGCTATCCTGTTCGATGCCCTCCGCCATGGCGTCGGCTTCGCTGATGTCCTGCAGCCGCTCGACGCGAACGTCGGTGACGATCAGCGCCAGGCGAGAGGCCCAGCGCGGCATGTGGATGCCGGGGCGAAGCCTGCCGTTCATCTCCAGTTCGTCACGAGGATCAGGAGCGCAATCGGCTTCGTAATGCACCGGCCAATGAGACCATGTGCTCGGAGGATATGCATCGTATCCCTTGCTGCCTCGGAAGCTCTCGCGCACCCAAAGTCGATCGCCAATCGCGATACGCAGTTGCCGCGGGATCTGGCCCTCCAGAATATTATCCGGCTGCGGTTTCAACGTCCGCCGCGTCTGCGTCTTGCGATCGTCAAGCAGCGCGCGGACCATCGGGGCGGAGAAGAGAATAGGACGGTCGGTCATAGCTCTGCCCTCGCTTCCGCAAGGCACTTCTGCCAAATATTGACGGGAATAGCGTCCGGGTCGAAATCCCGACTCATTTGCTTGCGAACGGACGCCTCGTCGCAGTCGTGGTTGACGAACCAGTCTGTAAGGCGCTCTTCGGCAAGTTCCTTGTCCCACTTGCCGCCTGAAAGCAGATCGGGAATGGTCATGCACTCTTCGCAGACCACCTCAGTGCCGATCGCCCTCGCGCCGTCGTGGGCATAACACTCCCCATCGCAGCGTGAGCATGAGGCACCAAAACCCGCTCGTATCCAATGGTGCGGTTCGATTTCTTCCGGCAGCAAGCCGTCCATTTTTTGAGCGCGGTCGAGGCCAAACCCGAGACGATCAAGCTCTTTCGCAAGATCCTTCTCGTCGAGTGCCAGCATCTCAGCAACTTCTTCGCCATTGCCGTGGCCGTGATAAAGAAGCGCCTCGCGCAGCACATCGATTTTGTTCTTGCCCTCGAACACGTGCCAATCAAAATCACCGTAGTGCCCGGCAATCCAGATCGTGGTTGATGGCTTGGCGGCTTCGACGGCAGCAACGGGAGCGCCGATGGTGATGTTTGGCAGAGCCGGTACGATGGCGACGGCAGACGTGCCGGCAAGAAACGCGCGGCGGCTGATGAGAGTGGTCATGCTGCCTCCGGATACTGGCGAATGAGAAGGTCCGCCGGGATCGGCGCCTTGCGCGTCATCTGCTTCATGAAGAAGGCACGGCCGAGCGCGATGCTCTGATCGCGCAGGTAGCGGAAGTCGTCCGGGTCGGTGTATCGCGCCTTGTGCGGCCCTTGGTCGGTCTCGCCTCCGGTGATGATCCAGTCCGGCGCATACTTGTCGAGGACGACACGGCTTAGGAGCGGTTCGTAGCTTCCAAAGGTGAACAGCGGTTCAAGCGATTGCTTGACCTCCCACAACTTCATACGGTCGCGATCGTATTCGGGCTGGTTGGCGATGGTGGCTCCGATCGCGGCATTACGCGGGAGCATCCTATGGCCGCGTGCGGGGTCGGTCATCTTCATGACATTGCCGATCCGCTTCGTCAGCAAAAGCCAGATGAGGTTCGGCGTTGCTTCGATCAGGCTCATCAGATCGTAGCGCCACATCTCGTCGACTTCGTTGTCGAAGACGTCGGCCAACGATGCGCAGAAGACATAAGGGCGGGTTCCGGCTTCCTTGGCAGCCTTGTCCCAAGCGACCGGCTTGCGCCAGTTGGCTTTGCCGGTGCGCTGACGATCTTCGCCAGCGCCCCACTGAACGCGGCCGTACCGGTTAGCCATGAGGTTTTCAGCGTAGCAGCCATCACAGGCCGGAGAGACCTTCGTGCAGCCGATCCACGGATTGAAGGTGTGATCGGTCCATTCGATCTTGCTGTTCTCAGCCATTTCAGAACCCCCGCTCGTCGGGTTGGCGAGGGAGGTCGCCCGGTTCAAGTCGGCTGACCTGCATCGTCCGGCCGTCGCGGGTCACGAGATACATTGGGCGTGTCTTGCCGACCCAATTGAGCGACACATCGTCCGCCTCGTCGAGTTCCAAGCCGAACTCTTCGTCTTCAGTCATCGCGTCGGCCTTTGCGCGAGCCTCATCCAAGCTTTCGGCCTTGATCGTTACCCGGATCGTGCCGCTCACCGAGAAGGTGGCCTCGTACTCGCCAGGGCGCTCGTTAACGATGAAATCTGCTTTGTTCGGTGCTTCCGTCATGCTGCGCGCTCCTCAGCTAGGAAGGCCAGCGGATCGAAGCCGACGGTGTCGGCGATCAGCGCCATGGCCTGGTTCATGAAGTTGCAGAATTCCTCGTGCTGCATCTTGTCGAGAGCGATGCTGTCCGGAACGAGCGTGATTTCGCCGGTGCGCATGTTCACGACCTGCTCGCGGTAGCCGAGCGTCATCTTGATGTCGCGATGCAGGTTTTCGGCGGTCGTCCACTTCTGAGTGACCTTCACGACAAGCCCGAGGGCCTTCCAGTAGGTGCGAAGCTGCCGATCAGACCGCTTGGTGACAGGCACGAGCTGAAAAACGCTTCCCTGCGAGATGGACGCGAGTTTCTCGGCATCATCCGCAGTATGTGCCCGCAAACCGCGCGCCGTGCAGGTGACTTCAATGTGTGGTGGGCGCTCTTTTTTAGTACGCATCTATCCGTCTCCAATTGGTTCCGGTCTGGATTGCGCTTACTGTGTTGCGAGCGATGCCAAACTCGGCCGCGATTTCCCGCTGAAGTTTGACGCCACGTAAGGAGCGGATCTGGGCGACCTGTCGCTCGGTGAGCTTCGTCGCGTGGTGCCTCTCGCCGTGGACCAGAGTGCCGTGCTCAAGCTTGTCGCCGTTGTTTGCGACCGGCGTTTTCCAAGTAAGATGACCCGGATTGCAGCAACCCGTGTGGCCCTTTCCGCAGGTATGGGCTGCCTGATGCTCAGGAGAGGGGGATTCGCCATGTGTTCTCTCGCACACGAGCCTCGTGACGCTCTGAAACACGCCGTCGAACAAAATTCGTCCGTAGCCGACACCATTTTGAGCGAACGGCCAAATCAAGCATTCGTCGCTGGTGAATGGCAGAACTACGTTTTCGAGGTACTGCAGAGGTTCCCCTGGCAGTGCTCGCCGCGGCTTGCCCTCCATCGGTGATCCATGCTTTTTCCAGCGGCGGTAGTGCATCTTGCACCAGCCCTTTGCTTCGTGGACCCGGCCACAGTCGCTTACTGTGCAAATACGCGGGGGCTTTTCCTTCTTCCGCATGATCAGCCCGCCATCAGCAGTTCTGCGGCGGCGTCCGCGTCTGCCTGCTCGTAGAGACGGCGCAGCTCTGACACCTTTGCGCGGACCTCGTTCAGGAAGGCGACAACCTCCCGCTCAAGCTCGGCGATCATGGCGTCATCACGGTGGACGCGCTGGCAGAAGAAGCGCATGGATTCGGGCATGCGAGGATCGAACGAGACGAAGTCGCACCACTTCCGACCGGTGCAGGCCATCTGCCACTGCATCTGCGTGATGTACTTGGTTGGCACCGCGCGGCCGATCAGCGTTTCAATGTGAGTTGCCGTGTTCGGGCATTTGATCTCGACGAGGCCTTCGGGGCCGACCTGGCCATCAGGAGAGGCGCCAGCATCGCCAATCGTCGGATGCGGCACAAACGCAACCTCCTCGACTTCCTCGGCGCGATAGAACTCGTAGGCAGCGCGCGCCTCCGGTTCCATCTCTGTGCCCCACTGCATGGCGGCGTTGGTAAACCCTTCGGTCGGCAATCCGGTGAGGCGCTCGGTAACGAGCTGCGCCGCATAGTTGGCGCGGGATGCTGAATAGCCGGTCTTCGTCTTCGCGATCACATCGGCGACGCGCGAGGCCGTGACCTTGCCGAGGCGCAGCTTATGCCACTCGTTGGAGCCCTGAATGATATTATCCATTGTTCTGACCCTTGCGCTGTTCAATGACTGCGATGCGCCGGCGGAGCGACGCTACGACTTCGGCGAAGCTCGCTGAGGGGATGTCGGGGATGGCCTCGATCTTGTAGTGCTTGCAGAAATGCTCGGCGGTCGTTTCCGCCTTTTCGATCAGCTCGCGGATTACGGATGCCTGAGCCTCGGTGATCGTCTGAACGTCTTCGGGCTCGGCCGGCGGAGCGTTTCCGTCACGGTCGTCGCCGGTGCTGATGTTGAAGAGCATGCAGAGGAGATAGCGCCGGCCATATGTGGCGGTGCTACCGAAGGCTTGCGTTCCGGTCTTGTTGACCTTGCCTTGCGAGCCGGCGCCATCGACAGGGATTTCACCGACGCCGTTCCGGACATGTCCTTCGGCATGCGAGATTTCCCAGAGGATCCGCAATTCGCCCTTCTGATTGTAGCCGTCGGGCTGGAAGGAGACGGCAAAACCGTGCCGGTGGATAATCGGCATGGCCTGCTGCTCGATTGCCGCCAAGTCGGCATAGGTCGAGTTGGTGTGCGAGTTCCGACGGGTTTTGGTGACTACCGGCAGCTCGGACTGGCACGCGGACATCGCTGCAAAATAGGCTTTGCGCGCCTGGAACGCCTGATCCTCGCGAGCGCGGTCTTCCATACGCTCCTTCATGTCGAGCATCTTCTCGAGGCGGTCGATCGGAATGGAAGGGTCCATTACGATGCGCTCGATCATGGCGACCATGGGCGCATCATTCGCAGGAATGAGCTTCGTATCGTCCTGCGGGTTTTCGTGCTTCGCTACAGCGTTCACGGGCGTGCTCCTCAGTAGGTGAAGGTGACGTTGGGGATCAGGCCGCTCACCATGTGGGCGACGATCTTCTTCGCTTGGTCCGAGCTGATGCCGGCGCAATCCACCAGGGCGTTCACCACGGTGTTGTTGATGGTGCGGCGGTGCTCGATGTCGGCTTCGCGGCGCTGCTGCTCTGCGAGCTCGGCAGCCTTCTCGTCGGCGATGCGCTGGCGTTCGGCTGCTGCTGCGCGCTCGGCCCGTTCATTCGCCTCACGCGCTTCGCGCTCTGCAGCCTCGATGCGCTCCTGGGCTTCCCGCTCGGCTTTCTCGCGAGCTTCCTTCTCGATCCGGGCCGCTTCTTCCTTCTGGCGCTCCTCAGCCTGACGTTCAGCTTCGATGCGCTGCTCCTCGGCACGCTTCGCCTCTTCGGCTGCGAGCCGTGCCTCTCGTTCGGCGCGGAGCTGTTCGAGCTCGCGGGCGTCCGCTTCGTGCTTCTCGGCTGCCACGAGGAGGCGATTGAGCGCCGCTACGGCGTCAGCCTTCGCGATCTCGGCGCGGTCGCGAAACTCGTCCCAGGTATCGTCGATTGTCATCGCCGTGACTTCGGCCAGTATCGGCCGCAACTCTTCCGACGGTTTGACCGGCATGGTGATGTAGGAGAGCAGCCGGTCCAGATTGGACTGAAGCTTGGCGACGCGCGCCTCTTCGGCCATCTCCCAATCAGTGAGCGGTTTGCGAACCTGCTTCTGCAGGGCTTCCAACCGTTCCGTGATCAAGTTGCGCGTGGCGTTCACCTTCGAGGTGTTCTTGCGCCATTCCTCGGTGAGCGACTTGCCTTGTGCATCCAGCGTCGTCTTTGTCCGAGCGACCTTGTAGGCGAGCGAAGCGATTGCATCCCGGCCGGCCTTCGTTGAGACGTCAGGAACGTGTTCTCCGACCTTCTTGACGATCTTCTCGTAAAGGGTCTCGAAGGCTGCCTGATCAGTGAAGGTGGCCACGTCAGCCTTAGCCGGAAGCGTGATGATCAAGTCGGTAGACGTGGAAGTGGAGGTCACATCCATTTCAGACGTTCCTTTCGTGGGCGACGAGTTCCTGAACCCGGTTGGCATTCCAGAAGCCGGCAGCAAGAACGCCGAGAACGGCGGCCAGGAAGATCAGGGACATGGCGAGTGAGTAGCTGGCGCGGTTGAACTGCTTGAGCGCTTCAAGATCCTCGTCGCGGTCGACAGCGCAGCGGTTGCAGGTGCACCCGAACTCGGAAGCGGGGCAGGTGGCGCGGGTCATCAGAACCCGCTCCCGAACTGCTGGGGGTGGTTCAGCGTGGAATAGGGCTGGCGGTAGGCCGGCGCCTCAAACTCGCGTTCGCGGTTGATCTGGAAATAGACGTCGTCGACGATCTCGGATGCCGGTACGGCCTCGCGCTGGAAGACGTCGCCGTCGGCGCCGAGATGCCACGCAAGCGAGGCCAGGTCGGAATAGGTGCGCTGCAGGAACTCCTTGAGCGCGGCCTGAGCGTCGGCGTCCGAAGGGTCGCAACGCATCGCGTGTGACAGGCAGGCGGCGTTGGACTTGATGCTCTGGATTACGGCTTGGATGCTCATCGCTTTCATCTCCCGGCGTGGCCTTGTGTTGATGAAAGCAACGTATACGCACAAAACGTAAATTGCAATACGCATTTACGACGAGAACGTAAATTTTCATGCGTGAAGTGCGTAAGACCCAGATGACGGGTTGTGAATGGGATATGCGAAACGTGAACGTGAGCCCTAGGTGCGCGCGCCACAGTTCCGGCCCCACGGCGATAGGCAACACCGAACGGAAAACTGCAGTCGCACCATGGAATGCTACGGGTTATTTCCGGTGGATTGTCACAGAACCGTCATACGGCGGATCTCCAGCGGACGTGGCGCCGCGCCTATGTGACACTTTCATGAAGTTTCCCCGTAATCCTCGCGCCGCAATTACCGGTGTCGCCATGCACAATCGGCGGGTTAACGTCCGATGCACTCTGATGCTGGGGGTGTAGAATTCACGAGGGATTGAAATGCACGACTTGTCCTTTCCGGCGGTGGCACCGGAGGAGGTTCTATCCACTAGGTTTCGCGTTCATGCGGTGAGCGGAGACGCAATGGAGCCGACATTGCGCGGCGGACGCGATTACGCGCTTCTGGCGCCTGTCGCTGCTTACCAGGGCGAAGGGATTTATCTCGTAGATATCGGGGGCAGCCTCGACCTATTCCGCGTTATCAACACGTTTGATGGGGAAGGGGGATTGCTTCTGTCTCAGGAGAAGCGAGGCGGCGTGCACCGGCTCAGCCGGGAACAATTCCAGGCACTCGTGGTCGGGATAGTCGTGGCGGACATAAGGACGCGCGACGAGCGGTTTCTCAGGGCGCGCAGTTAGCGTTCACTTTCGGGCGATGTGTCCGCAGATCCTGCCAATGATGGTCAACCGGTCGAGCTCGACCGTGAAGGTTTCGAGGTTCGGGTTGTCCGATATGATCTTGACCTCGACGGGACTTGAGAATGGCACTCTCTGCAGGCGCTTTATCTGCGGCTCCGCGGTGCCGTCGCTGATCGCATAAACGGTGTCGGAGACCATACGGTTCTGCGATAGATCAACTAGGACGCGGTCGCCTGGCGCATAGGTCGGATGCATCGAATCGCCAACGACCTCCATGACCAGCGTGTGAGCTGGTGAGGCTTTCGCTTCGCTTCGAAGGTAGTCTTTCGGGATCAGCCATTCGGCGACGACGCGGTGACCGGAAATGTTTGCATTACCGACGGGAAGGTTGATGACCTCGCCGATTGCCCCTTCACCAGCCCCCAGTTTTACGTCGATCTCAGGCACGGCGCCGTCGATGTGCGGACGCCAATGCTCCCGCGAGAACGCGCCGTCGGTGTCCCCTGAACTCTCGTTTAAATCTGGGTCGAAGGTGCTCACCAGGGGGCCGTTGGCCGGCCGCGTCAAAGCCCAAACGTCTTTTGGCTCGATTGGCGGGACGCCTTTTCCTGACACTACCTTCAGAAGCTTCGCCGCAATGTCGGGGCTGATGAATTCCTTCTTGTACTCGTCTGGGTTTTCGTAGCGCTGAATGCTGGACGCGCCCTTATAGCCCATCCCCTTCGCCAGCTCGTCCATGGACAAGCCCGCGCGCTCGCGCAGTTGGCGGAATTTCTCAGTCACAGAATCGAGTGGCTTTGTCATGCGCTTTCATACGTGAAATGCGTTTACGTTTTCCACGTTGACAGATTTACGCAAAGAACGTACAAGTGCGTAAATCGAACAGCGAGAAATCGACGTGACAGCCAAAACCCCAGCAGAGCACATCATCAACGAACTTGGCGGCCTGACGAAGACAGCCCGGCTCCTTTCGACGGATGATCGCCGCGTTCCGGTTTCGACCGTCCAAGGTTGGAAGGACCGCGGAAAAATCCCGCAGGAATACTGGATACCGATAATCGATGCCGCCAAGTCCATCGGCAAGGCGATCGATCTGTCGGAGTTCCTGGCTGTACCGGAGCAGGCGGCATGATGACGTCACTCCTCCAATCCCCTCAGGTCACGGCAGAACTGCCAAGCCATATTCTTCGGCATCCTGATCCGAACCGCGATCATGGCCTTGATCTGGCCGTCGCCGTTCCGGGACATGGCGCCGAACGAGATGCGGACAATGTCGTTCTCGTCGACTTCGAGCTCCGTGATCAGGTCGACGTACAGGGCAGGGGCGCCTTCGTCGAAGATGAATACCGGCTCTTCCGGGGTTCCGAGTTTTCCGACGCTGGGCATGCGGGCTCCTATGGGTTCGTGACGAGGCGAATTGATTGGCGTGACCGTCGGGCTTCGATCCTCGAATTCATCAGTAGGTCGGAGGGCGGAAGATGACCTCTGAAAATGCTTACGCCATGGAATGGCGCGTTTGCGAACGGTTCCCTGATTTCGAAATTTCCGAATGGGGTGATCTCAGGCGTCGGGTCGAAGCGCCGCACCGCAGCGTTGGCGATCGTCCGCGCGGTTACATCGATGCTGACGGATATCTGCGGTATTCGCTCATCACCCCAGATGGGCACAAAACGAACGCCACGGCTTATCGCCTGGTGGCTGAAGCCTTCATCGGCCCAGCGCCTACCGAGGCTCATGAGGTTGCTCATCGCAACGGTTCCAGAGCTTGTGCCCATTACAGCGAACTTCGTTGGGCGACCCGGGCGGAGAACCACGCTGACATGCTCGTTCATGGCACCGCTCCCTCAGTTGGGGAGAGGAACCCAAAGGCGAAGATAACCGAAAGCGATGTCGTTGCGATCCGGCGCGAGTACCGCGCCATCAAGAATAGTCGTGGCGCGCGAAAGGTATCTGAGCTTGAGGAGCGGTATGGGCTGCACCGCGCAACCGTCATCAGCATAGCGCGCGGAAAGTCGTGGCAGCACATTCCGATGGAGAGCTTCCAATGATCACGCGCAAGGGACTGGCCGACGAAATTGACCAGATCGACGAGGCGATCAAAGCCTACAACGAGAGCAAGCGCGAAGCGTTCGACGCATACCGCGATCAGTTGATCGCTGCTGGTGTCGCAAAGCCGAACGTCAAAATTGAGATCGAGGCTGTTAAGGCCGCGATCCGCCGGCGGCGTGCTGTCCGCAAGGACGAAGCTGCCGAGATCGAAAAGGGCGAACTGATCGATAAGATCTTCGACGAAATCACGACCGTCGCACGTGCGCCGCGCGCGCACGTAGAAAACATTGAAAAATTTGACCGCGAGGCCCGCGCCAAGCTCCGCACGTCCGAAGCGATGGACGACAACAAGGCATTCTCTGCCGAGTTGGTTGCTGCTGGCCTGATCTCGGAAGAAGCGCACGCCGAGAACGTCGCGCTCTCTGATGCTGTCGCCATGAAGCTCGGAGCCGGCGTGATCGATCCGGAGACCGGCGAGATCCTCGACGATCAGATTGAAATCGCCGCGGCCTCTCAAGGCGGAGCCGAGGTACCCAGCGCCGAGCGCGAGACCGACCGCGAGGCGGCGGACACTCTCGCCGGCGCCAACGCAGGAGGCGAAGATGTAGATGGCAGCGCGGAGCGCGCAGACATAAACGCCGTCGCAAGCGCGTCTGGCCCGGACGAAAAACGGGCGTCTTCTTTCACCGCCAAGCCGAAATCCGCCCTCCGGCCGCACTGCCGGAACCCAGAAGCGTGCGGCGGCTATGGCACGAACCATTGTCATCCATGCCTCAAGGCGCTTCGCGAAAGCGAAAAGGCGGAGGAAGTCGCATGAGCGAACACCTCCAGACATCCAGATCAGAAGACGCCACGGCGCAAAGAACGGTTGAGGGCAGGGTGAACCTTCCCCGGCTGCAGGTGAGCCGCGCCGCTCCGTCCAATCCAAACTCAGATCAGAAGAGGGCTGCATGACCTGGTCCATCCTCATTGCATCCGCTGGCGCCGTTCTCTGGATGGCAGCTCTGACATTGATCGTTCCTGGCTTCGTCGAGCGCGAATTTCGCCGCAACGGCTTCAAGGAAAGAATTAAGCGCTGATCCTCCGCGGCGCTTAACGCGGGCCTCCGTCTTCTCCTCCTCCCAAGCCGGAGGCCCGCAAGACTTTCAACCGGATGCGCTTGTTCGAGAGCCTCAACACGACGGCGTTCACAAGCTCACCAAGGGGAATTGCCGGTGACGACGAGGGTTCGTCACCGGCGGCAGGACCGGACGTTGCGGCGGTGGTCCTGCGAAACGGAATGACTTGGGAGGGACCGGCAGCCGTTGGCGCGGCGCCGTCCTCTCCATCGGAAGTAATGCCTGTGCGCATCAACGTCTCCTTCAACGGGACCAGAATTCGCACAAGGAAAACGTCATGCGTGACAAAATTTCTGACAAGGAAAGCAAGACGATGAGTACCGCATACATCAGTTCAGCGAAGGGCATGGCGCAGTTCCTGCTTGCCCAGGAGCACCGCGGGCCTGGCGATACGATCGAAGCTGCTGCCGCGCGTCTGCAACGCAAATTGAAGGTTCCATCATCCATTCTCATGCGACTTCGCCACCGCGAAGTTAAAGATATGCTGATGTCGAACTTCTTTGCTCTTGCTAACGCTTACAGCAAAGCATGCGAGAAACTAGACGATGCGTATGAGAAGGAGCGGAAGATTGCGGTTGATCCGAACATTCTTCGCCTGGCTGCTCTTGTGGCTGGCAAGGAAGAAGCGACGACGAAGAAAGGACGAGTGAAGTGATCGGCGGCGGCACAACGATAACGGCCGCCGCCAGCGCCGCCTACGGCGACTTCCTTCGCAATAAGATCAGACTTGCGCCTGTATCAGGCCTGCAGGTCGATCCTGCCGAAGTGAACCCAATCCTGAAGGATCACCAGCGCGACATCGTCGTTTGGGCGGTTCGCGGCGGCAAGCGCGCAATTTTCGCAGCGTTCGGCCTTGGCAAGTCGGTCATTCAGATCGAGGTCCTCCGGCTGATTTGCGAGAAGGCGGCCGGCCGGGGTCTCATCGTGCTTCCCCTCGGCGTTCGCCAGGAGTTCCGCCGTGATGGCGAGATGCTCGGCGTCGACATCAAGTTTATCCGTCGCATCGAGGAAGCCGGCGAAACCGGCCTCTACATGACGAACTATGAGACTGTCCGCGACGGCAAGCTCGACCCGAACGACTTCACGGCCGTGTCGCTCGACGAGGCATCGGTCCTTCGCTCCTACGGCTCGAAAACCTATCAGACATTCCTTTCGCTGTTCGACGGCGTCCGGTACCGGTTCGTTGCCACGGCTACGCCAAGCCCGAACCGATACAAGGAACTGATCCACTATGCCGGCTTCCTCGGCATCATGGACACCGGGCAGGCCCTGACGCGCTTCTTCCAGCGCGACAGCACGCAAGCCAACAATCTGACGCTCTACCCGCACAAGGAGCGCGAGTTCTGGCTCTGGCTGAACTCCTGGGCAATCTTCCTGCAGCGTCCGTCGGACCTCGGTTATTCCGACGAGGGCTACAGCCTACCTCCGTTCAACGTGATCTATCACGAGGTTCAGTCGAACATAGCCGACGGTGGCATCGATCGCGACGGCCAGTCCGCATTGTTCCGAGACACGGCCGTCGGCGTTGTCTCCGCCTCCAAGGAAAAGCGTGAGACGCTGGACGCGCGCATTGCCAAGATGGGCGAGATCCTCGCTGGCGCTCCTGATGACCGTTTCATCATCTGGCACGATCTAGAGGATGAGCGCCGCGCGATCGAGAAGGCGGTCCCGACCGCAGTTTCGGTCTACGGCACGCAGGAGCTGGACGCGCGCGAGCAGGCCATCATCGATTTCAGCAACGGCGAGTTTCAGTATCTGGCCGCCAAGCCGGTGATTGCCGGATCCGGCTGCAACTTCCAGCGCCACTGCCACAAGGCGATTTTCCTCGGCATCGGCTTCAAGTTCAACGACTTCATCCAGGCGCTGCACCGGATCTACCGCTTCCTGCAAACGCGCCAGGTCGAAATCCACATCATCTACGCCGAGAGCGAGCGCGAGGTTCTCCGCACGCTGCAGGGCAAATGGGAGGCACACAATCGCATGGTCGAGAACATGAGCGAAATCATCCGTGAGCATGGCCTCGACAAGCTGTCCGCCGCGGAGGTCCTGACCCGGTCGATCGGCGTCGAGCGGATCGAGGCGAGGGGCGAGGGCTGGCTTGTTGCCAATAATGATTGCGTCGACGAGACGCGGTCGATGGCCGACAACTCGGTCGACCTGATCGTTACCTCGATCCCGTTCTCAAACCACTACGAGTATACGCCCAGCTACAACGACTTCGGGCACACCGACAGTGACGAACATTTCTTCCAGCAGATGGACTTCCTGACGCCGGAGCTGCTGCGCACCCTCAAGCCGGGCCGAATCTACGCCTGCCATGTGAAGGACCGGATCCTGTTCGGCAACGTGACCGGCATGGGGATGCCAACGGTCAACCCGTTCCATGCCCGGACGATCTTCCACACCATGTCGCACGGCTTTGCCTACATGGGGATGGTCCAGATAAACACTGACGTCGTTCGCGAGAACAACCAGACCTACCGGCTTGGCTGGACTGAGAACTGCAAGGACGGCACCAAGATGGGTGTCGGTTCGCCGGAATATCTTCTGCTGTTTCGCAAGCTGCCGTCCGACACGTCAAAGGCCTACGCCGACGAGCGCGTGACCAAGGACAAGGAAGACTACACCCGCGCACGGTGGCAGGTGGACGCTCACTCATTCTGGCGATCGTCCGGTGACAGGCTGTTGACGCCGGAAGAACTTGCGGCGCTCGGACCGGACCTTCTCGCCAAGACCTTCACCGAATGGTCGATGAAGAACGTCTACGACTATGAAACCCATATCAAGATCGGCGAGGCGCTGGAGATGCGCGGCGCACTGCCGTCCACCTTCATGAGCCTTGCGCCAGGGTCAACATCTGTCTGGACATGGCACGACGTAGTTAGGATGCGCACCCTGAACGGTGAGCAGACCAAGAAGGGTTTGGAAAACCACATCTGCCCGCTGCAGTTCGATATCGTGGACCGGGTAATCCGGCGGTTCTCCAATGAGGGCGAGCTTGTCTTCGATCCGTTCGGCGGCCTCTTCACTGTCCCGTATCGCGCGCTGAAGCTCGGCCGGCGGGGCAGGGCGTCCGAACTCAATCCCGGCTATTTCCTCGACGGCATCAAGTATCTGCAGGCGATGGAGCGGGAGATCTCGACGCCGACCATGTTCGATATCTTCGAACGTCAGGAGGAGGCGGCATGATCTCAAGCGAGCATATCGATCTTCGCCTCGTTGATCGCCGCTATGAAGGCGATCCTCGCATCCTCCCCCGTACATGTGCCCACCAGGGCGTCCGCACACGCGTTAATGGCGGCGCCGTACGCACGCCCGCGATCCACGGGCCAGCTGTCGCTGAGCAGGAGGGCAGCGTAGCCGGGGTGCCAGACGATCTGGACGCCATCGAGATCAGGCAGATCAAGGATGACGCACTCGCACCAAGTGCTGCCCATTATGGCGTTCCTTTGGTTGAATCAATGAAAACGCGCGACCAGAGCGATTGTTCCATGCGCACTGCTCGGTCAGCCGAGGCCAAGGTGGCGGCATGACCTTCCTCGACGCCTACGCCAAGTTCGGCCCGGATACGATGGCGATCGCCGAAGCCTTGGACATCAAGGAGCACGAGGCCGACCGTCTCATCAATGCACGATTGAACTGCAGCTACGCGGAGCGCCTTCACGCGCGCCGGGTCAAGAAGATCGCCTACGCCGGCAAAGAACCTTTCATGTCGGAGTGGGCGAGATGACTTCTGATCGCATGTCAGCCGCCGAGTTCCGCGCAATCCGCGAATCCGATCTTACCGAGCGGCCCTCGAAGTACCGCAACAAGAAGACGACGGTCGACGGGATTAAATTCGACAGCAAGCGCGAAGCACAGTTCTATTCGTCGCTGAAGCAGTTGGAGCGCGCCGGCCAGGTCTCGCGAATCGAGATGCAGAAGCGCTACCCGCTCTCGGTCAATGGCCACGCCGTATGCTCCTATCTGGCCGACTTCGCATTTCATGACGACATTCAAGGCCGGTATCGCGTGGTCGATATCAAGGGCGTCGTCACCAAGGACTTTTCCATCAAGCGCAAGCTGATGCGCGCAATCCACGGTATCGAGGTGGAGGTGATCCGTTGACCAACGTCATCGTGTTGAACGACCACGTCGCGAAAGCCTGGGAGGCCTACACTGCCGCCCAGCAACTTGCCGCAACGACCGGTAAACTTGAGGACGGCATAGCCGCCGGCCGCGCGTGGCGCCGCTGGCTGGCCCTCTTCATGAACGAAGAACAGAAGGCCTTCATCGGCGGTAAGAGGGCGTCTGCATGAACGCTCCCATGTTCGATGCAAACGCCTACGTCGCCGAGATCGAGCAGAACGTGCTGGGGTCTCTTATGTTCGGTGGTGACAGCGCGGAAACGCTCGCGATCCTGCATGAGCATCATTTCGTTCAGAAGTACCATCAGATCATTTACCGGGCGATCGTAGCGGCCCGCGACCGCTACAACCTCTGCAATCCTATCCTGGTTAAGAAACTGATCCCGGAAGATCAGGCAGCGGACTTTGAGAAGGTGATCGGCCGCAAGTTGCCGGAATACCTTGCGCACCTGATGTCCTCGGCTACTGTCGGCGCCGCCGGTTCGGTCGAGAACGCGAGGAAGATCATCGAGCAATGGGCTCGTCTGGCCCTCGCTAACGAGGCCGGACGGATTTACGCCGCGGCCAATGATCCGATGGCCGATGTCCGGATAATAGCTCACGACGCAGCCAAGACGATCGATGATGTCATGGCGGAAGTTCGGTCTGGCGGCAAACGCAAGTCGCGCGTATCGATCGCCAGCGCAGCGATGCAGGCCGTGACGTCAGCAGCCGAAGCGAAGCAGAGCGGTTCCGGCCTCACCGGCATCACGTGGGGCCTTGCCGATCTGAACCGTATGACGGGCGGAATCCAGCGCCGAGACCTAACGTTGATCGGCGCGCGTCCGTCTATGGGTAAAACGACAGTCGCGCTCTCCATTGCCATCGACGCTGCGAAGGCCGGCGTCTGCTGCGGCATCGTCTCGCTGGAGATGGATGCCGAGAAGCTGGCCGCCCGCGCCATTTCCAACGTGCTCTATGACTGGCGAGGGGCAATCCCTTACGGCGATATCATCCGCGGCGACGTCACCGATGAGCAACTCGATCTCATCGTCAGCGCGCAGGAGAATTTCAACCGCCTGCCGATCATCATCGATGATCAATCCGGCCAGACGGTAACCGACATACGCACCCGCGCCGAACGCATGCTTGAGGATAGTCGATCGGACGGTAATCCGATGTCCGTCCTGTTCATCGATCATCTGGGCCTTATCCGGCCATCCTCCCGCTACAGCGGCAACCGCGTCAACGAGATAGCCGAAGTCACGTCCGGCCTTAAGTCGCTCGCCAGAGAGCTCGATATTGCCGTTGTGCTCCTCTCGCAATTGAACCGCGCTCTTGAGAGCCGGGAAGAGAAGCGGCCGATGCTGTCGGATCTCCGCGACTCCGGTGCCATCGAGCAGGACGCCGACATGATCGCCTTTCTGTTCCGCGAGGCCTACTACCTGGAGCGCGCGACCGGCGGGTCTCAGGAGGAACAGATGGTCCGTGAGGACCGCCTGGATCAATCCCGGAACAGTCTCGAATTCATCATCGCCAAGCAGCGCAACGGTCCACTCGGGACCGTCCATCTCTTCGCTGACATGGCCTACTCAGCAGTAAGGAATGGAGCGCGCCAATGAGCGATTTCCCTTGGGTCAGATTCTTCCCTTCTGACTGGCTCGCCGGAACGCGCGGCATGAGCGCCGTAGAAACTGGCGTCTACATCACTCTCGTCGCCACCATGTATGAGCGTAGTGAGCCGATCCCAGAGGACCATGCACGCCTGGCGCGTCTGTGTGGTGCATCTAATTCTGCCTTCAAGAAGGCGCTCGACACTCTCATTGAAGAGGGGAAAGTCACGCGCGTCGACGGCGGCCTTTGGAACGATCGCGTCGAAAAAGAGAAAGTCTACCTCTCGGAAAAGTCAGAGGTAGCCCGACGCGCCGGAAAAATGTCAGCGGAAAAAAGGAAGCAAAATCAAGAGGCGGATGCAACGACCGTTCAACGCCCGTTCAACGAGCGTTCAACCAAGCCAGAAGCCATAAGCCAGAAGCCAGAAGCTACGCTTAGCAGCGTAGCCGCGCTGCCGCCTGCGCAGATCGATTTTGATCAACTCCAAAGCAAACTCACCGACGCAGTCGATGGGAAGATCCAGCCTCACGGCTCATTCGTCGTCGGCCCAATAGCCGAACTCATCGCGAACGGCGCCAGCCTGGAACTCGACGTTCTCCCGGTGATCCGGTCCAAAGCCGAGAAAATGCTGCGACCGGCGCAATCGTGGGCGTATTTCGTCCCGATGATCCGAGAGGCCTACGAGCGGCGCGTTGCCGCCGGCCGAGCGCTGCCGCCGCCGCCCAAGATCGGCCAGAGCGACGAGGATTGGGCGCGCCGGCTGCGTTTCGCCAGGAAGCGCGCAGGCTGGAGCCATGACGAGTGGGGCCCAGCACCGGGGGAAGCGGGGTGCCTTGTCCCAACGCATCTGTTGCAGCCTGACGACGGTCGCGGGTGGCAGGAACTCAAAGCAGAGCCAAAACGGAGCTTGGTAGCATGACCATCCAGCACCGCACCGTCGACATCGAGGCATCGGCCAAGCTCTGGAAGGATGGCCTGTCCGCTTCGCAGATCGCGAGCAGATTCGGCGTTTCCCGCAACGTCATCGTCGGCCTCGCCTACCGCAATCGGGATCAGTTCCCCGCACGGCAGAAGCGAAAGCTTGTCCCGGTACGGCGTGAGCCGCCACGGCCGCGCAAACAGGCGCCAGAGCTGAAGCGGGAACCGGAGATCCCGGCCACGGCCTACGACGCCGAGCGGCTTACACACGCAAAGCAACTCCACCAAATCTCGGTCGGCGAATGCTGCTGGCCTCTAAACACCGGCGGCCCGTACCTGTTCTGTGCGGCGGAAACGACGGGCCGCTACTGCCGAAACCACCATGCTCGGTCATTGCCGAAGAAGTACGAGGGAAAAGCATGAAGAGATCACGTTGGTACGCAATCCGCGTCGCTCCAGGTTATCAGCGCATGGCGGCCGCAGACGAGCGGCTGCCGGAGAGCCGGCGCATGGAGTCTATCATCGAGCGGAACTGCCGCAAGGACGGCTTCGACATCTTCATGCCGTCGTTCTACACCGAGTTGAGGCATCATCGGACGAAACAGATTCTCCAGAAGCGCTTCCCGTTCCTTGTCGGCTATGCCTTCGTGAACCTCCCAAGGCTGAACTTCGAGGAGCTCCGCCGCGTTGACGGCGTCGTGTGCTTCCTGCGGGATGCCAGATATGGGCCGCTCGAGTTCCCGGATGAAGAGATCGAGGTCCTGTACTTCGCCGAGCACGAGCGCCGGCAGTCGTTCCTCTACGAGCAGCATTGCCGGAAGGAGAACGAGCGTCACGAGCAAATTCAGCACCTGCGCGGCCAGCTCCGCAAGATCCTGCCGAAGGGGAGGAAAGCCCGCGTCTCCATGGTCGACCAAGCGGAGCGGGCTATAGATTCACTGAGCCCGCAGATCAAAGAGCGGGTGCAGAAAATTATCAGTGAATTGAACGCGCTTACCGCTGATGCAGAGGTTGAAAATCTTCGGCAAGCCGTATAGATTTCCTGAAGTGATTTGCGGTTGTTCAGTTGCGGACCTCAAGTAGGGAACACTCGCCGGGCCGCTGCCGAAAGTTCACGCTCGGCGCATTGGAGAAATGCGCCTGCTCTTCATCCAAATAACGCAGGCAGGGCAACTGGTAAGCCGCGTGGCTCATAACCACGAAAGACCGGGTTCGATTCCCGGGCCTGCAACCATCTTTCGTGCCGCCGTGAAAACGGATGGCCGCCTCAAGCTGGCGATATCGGGCCGCCAGACGGTCACAGTTAGGGAAGGCGGACAGTTGTTCGTGAAGATCGGGGTTCGTGCCTGGTCGTCCCTTCCCGAACATAACAAGGCCTGCGCCGCCTCTCGCGGAAGCGCACCGCTGCGGGCTACTCCCACACGAGAGGTCGCCATGCCCTACCGCGTCGTTGAATACGATTCCGGCCCAAGGGTATGCCGGGCATGGAAGCGCTCATCAACGAGTGGGCGGCCAAGGGCTACCGGCTTGATCAGATTGTCCGGAGATCGACGTACGACTGACTGCTGATCTTCCGGCAGCACGAGTGAACCACTTCCCAGCCAGCAAAAAGGAAAGCAGCATGCGCAGCTACCGAAGTATGATCTTCGCCGGCCTGGCAATGATTGCCTGCGCCCTCGCCATTACGCCCACCGCCGCCGCCGTGCCCATTGACCCCGGCATCCATGAGCCGCCATCGGTCATGCATGACCATCAGGTCCCTGCTGTCGTGGACATCGCCAAGGCGGCGCTGACCTGCGAAGCCACCGAAATGTCGGCGCGGATCTCGCTTCGAAGTAGCTTCTCCCCTGGCCACATCACCGTTGCCGCTCGCAGCCTGACATCCGGAGTCGTCCGCTTCATCGAATTCCGACGACGATGCTAGCGGACTGACCGATGTGATTGAAAAACCCACCCGGAAGCGCCGTCAATCGCTTCCGGGTTTGCCGATGTCTCAATATGTGCCCTCAGGAGAGGGTAGAGATTGGAACATCACTGCCCCGTGCATTCTCTCACGATGACCACTTCCCTGCCTTTCCACGTCTCCATCGGTACGGCCTCCTTGTAAAGCCGAACGCAGGTTTGAAAATCGTTCTCTCTCGTGTGGGTGGCGGCGCTCAGAATAGCGAAGCCCAGCAAAATCGAAATCGGGATTGCCATGTCGCGCAATCTCATCCTCCCAAGGTTACCCCATGCCCGTCCTAAAGAACGCGCGGCACGAGAAGTTCGCGCAGGCACTCGCTAAAGGCAAGACAGCAGATGACGCATATGCGGAAGCAGGCTTCAAGCCTGACCGTGGGAATGCCTCGCGACTACAGCAGAAAGACAACATCAGACAACGCGTCGCCGAGCTTTTGGAATGGGAGCAGACGGTAGAGCGCAAGGCCACGGAAAAGGCCATCGACAAGCTCGCCATCACGAAGGAGCGCGTCCTGGCCGAGCTAGCGAAGATCGGCTTCTCCGACATCCGCAAGGCCATCAAGTGGCAAGGAACGCTGGTGACCGAGGAAGACAATCCGGATGGCGGTGATGTCCTTGTGATCAAGAACGTCGTCACGAACAATGTGCAGCTGGTGTCCAGCGACGACATCGACGACGACACGGCCGCGGCGATCGCGGAGATCAGTCAGAATTCGACGGGCGGCATCAAGATCAAGCTCTACGACAAGAAGGCTGCGCTCGTCGATATCGGGAAGCACCTTGGCATGTTCGTCGAGCGGCACGAGCACTCCGGACCTGACGGCGCCCCGATACAGACCGAGACAAGAACATGGCGGGAAGTGCTGCGCAGCGAAAAGAGCTAGACGCCACCACCCATCTCACCAACCCCGCCCTTCATGACTTTTGGGAGCAGGTCTTTCTTGGACAGGCCGACATCGCGGTTCTCCACGGTGGGCGATCGAGCTCAAAGACACGAGACACGGCGTGCCAGTTGGTGCGCCTGGTCGACCACGTCGGCGTCAAGATGCGGGTTCTCTGCATCCGCCGCTTCCAGAACCGCATTCAGGATTCGGTTTATACCGAACTGAAATGGGCGATAACTCATCTCGGGCTCAACAAGGCCTTCGACGTCCAGAAGACAACGATCATTCATCGCCGGACGGGCGCGGAGTTCATCTTCTATGGAATCGAGCGAAATCTTGAGGACATCAAGGGCACGTCCGACGTCGACATCCTCTGGGTGGAAGAGGCCGAGAAGCTAACCGAGGAGCAATGGACGGTCATCGGGCCGACCATCCGCAAGGAAGACAGCCTGGCGATCCTGCTCTTCAACCCGAAGCTCGTGACCGACTACGTCTGGAAGAACTTCGTCGTCAACACGCCGCCGCACTGCATCGTCAGGCGGATCAACTACACCGAGAACCCGTTCCTGTCGTCCAAGGCACTGCGCGATATCGCGGCGATGCAGGAACGCGACCCGGAGATGTTCGAGCACGTCTATGGCGGCGTTCCCCTCGGCGACAGCGAGCTTTCGATCTTCAAGCGCCGCTGGCTGGACGCCTGCGTTGACGCTCACAAGGTTCTGAAGGTCAGCCTGACCGGGCGCAATATCATCGGCTTCGACCCCGCCGACGACGGCGAGGACAAGAGCGCGACCGCGGACAAGATCGATGGTGTGTTCGTCGACGCCGAGGACTGGTCGTCGGATAAAGACCAGCTAGTCCAGAACGCCAAGAAGGTCTGGGCGAAGGCCAAGCATGCCGGAGCCACGGTGTCATACGACACGATCGGCGTTGGCGCGTTCGTCGGGGGCTACATCGATGAGCAGAACAAGGTCGAGGGCGCGAAGGTAAAGCACTACGCATTCCATGCCGGGGGCGCCGTGATGGATGGCGACAAACCGAGCGACCCCTTCAACAAGAACAGCCCGCTCAACAAAGATGAGTATCTGAACCTAAAGGCGCAGGCGTGGGCCAATACGGCGCGCCGCGCGATGCTCACCTTCAATGCAGTGACGCGAGGCCAGCCCATAAAGCCGGAAGACATCCTGTCATTCGCCTCTGAGATCGGCAAGGCAAAGCTCGATGCGCTGTTCACCGAGCTTTGCGTACCGTGGTGGGTAGAGACCGAGGGCAAGAAGCGTGTGGTGCCGAAGGCCAAGCTCAAGAAAGACCTCGGCGTGAAGTCGCACAACCTCGCTGATGCGGTCATAGCAGCCGATAACGTGCACATCACCGGATCCACGTATACGCTGGCGAACGTTTAGGAGCGGACATGGCCAATATCATCGCGTTCGTCCGCGACAGCCTGACAAACATGGTCGCCAGCCTGGGTACCAGCCGGGACAAGGCAGCGGCCAACGTCTATTCGATGCCGATGCTCACCGACGAGGAGCTGCTCAACGCCTACCGTGGCGCGTGGCTCCCCCGGAAAATCGTCGACATCCCTGCCTTCGACAGCATCCGCGCCTGGCGCGATTGGCAGGCGAAGAAGCCGCAGATCGAGACTATCGAAGCGGAAGAGAAGCGGCTGAATCTCATGGGCAAGCTGCTGGAGACCCGCATCAAAGCGCGGCTCTGGGGCGGCGCCGCGCTCGTCATCGGTACCGGCGACCAGGACCTGGCCGCTCCGCTCGACGTCGAGCGCATCGGGAAGGGCGGCCTGAAATACCTTACGGTCATGACGCGGCGCCATCTCACGGCCGGCGAGATCGATCGTGATCCGGCTTCGGAATGGTACGGCAAGCCGAAGGTCTACCAGTTGAACTCCGCCGATGGCGCCCAGATCGAAATCCACCCGTCGCGCCTGGTCGTCTTCAACGGCAGCCAACAGCCGGACGAGGACATCGTCACCACGACCTATGCAGGCTGGGGCGACAGCGTTCTGTTGTCGGTCGTCGATGCGATCAAGCAGGCCGACGGTACCGCGGCGAACATCGCCAGCCTCGTTTTCGAGGCCAAGGTCAACGTGATCCGCATCCCGGATTTCATGCAGAACCTTGGCAACGCGGAGTACCGGGCGAAGATCCTTGAGCGCTATACCCTCGCGGCCACGGCCAAGGGCATCAATGGCGACCTCCTCCTCGACAAGGAAGAGGAATACGAACAGAAGACGGCGAGCTTCGCCACGCTGCCCGAAGTCTTGATGTCGTTCCTGCAGATCGTGTCCGGTGCGGCCGACATCCCGGCTACTCGGTTGCTCGGCCAGTCGCCGGCGGGCATGAACGCGACCGGCGAAAGCGACCTGCGGAACTATTACGACCGCCTGCAGGCAATGCAGACCGTCGAGATGACGCCGGCAATGGCGCGCCTCGACGAGTGCATCATTCGCAGTGCGCTCGGGTCGCGCGAGCCGGACATCTATTACGAGTGGGCACCGCTCTGGGGCATGTCGGAGAAGGAGAAGGCCGACGTCTTCAAGACGAAGGCGGACGCCGCCCGCCAGCTGGTCGGTACGACGCCCGGGCAGGAGATCATCCCGCGCGAGGCCGTTTCCGACGCTCTGGTTAACACATTCATCGAGGACGGCTCGCTGCCCGGTCTTGATGCAGCAATCGAAGAACACGGCAAGCTTTCGGAGCAAGCGCCGGACGAGGAGGAGCAGCGCGCGGCCGCTGGCGCTGAGCCAACGCAACGGCAGAAGTCCAGCGTCACCGAGATTTAGCTTGCAAATCTCGCAGGATACCAAGAGCGGCCTGACGCACCTCTTGCTCCTCCTTTGGGCTGAGGTCGTCAGCCCCAAATTGTGCCTTACGGATAGTCAGATCCCCAACCTGGCTCGGGTCTTTGTACCGGTACGTCGAAATGACCAACCCCGACGGCAGGTGCTCGACAGTTAAGTCGTCGCGGATTCTGAACTGATCTCGGGTCACGGCCATGCGGTCCTCCTCTATTCTGGTGCCATAGGGAAGCAGTATCATGCGCTTTATAGACGCTTCAACCATCGCGGGGACGCGACGGACCGCCGACGGCTATCTTGTCGCGGACGTCCGCACGGCGCGCACCGGTATCCAGGTCTACGCCGGCCATGAGGTCGGAAAGCCAGAGATGCAGGTGGTGAAGGTATATCGGCCCGAGGATCAGGTCTTCGACAAGGCCAGCCTCGGCAGCTACGCGCACAAGCCGGTGACGAACGATCATCCAGACGAGGCGGTGACGGCCGACAACTGGAAAACCCTTTCCGTCGGCCAGATCGGCGACGAGGTGGCCCGCGACGGCGAATTCGTCCGCGTCCCGCTCATCGTCATGGATGGTGCCACCGTAGGCGAGATCGAGGGCGGCAAGCGCGAGCTCTCTGCTGGCTATACCTGTGATCTCGCCTGGGAGCCGGGCACCACGCCAGCGGGCGAGAAATACGACGCCATCCAGAAAGATATCCGGATCAACCACGTCGCCATCGTGCAGCGCGGTCGCGCCGGATCAGAAGCTCGCATCGGCGACGGTGTGAGGTCGTGGGGCGCTGCCCCGTTCACCAGTGATCAGAAACCGAAAGAGGACAAGATCATGACCCTGAAGACGGTTACCGTCGATGGCATCCCGGTTGAAGTAACCGACCAGGGTGCCACGGTGATCGGCACGCTCCAGCAGCGCATTGCCGACGCCAATACCAAGTTCGCCGACGCGGAGAAGGCACATCAGACGGCTCTGGCCGCCAAGGATGCCGAGCTCGCGAAGAAGGATGCCGAGATTGATGCGCTGAAAGGCAAGATCCTTTCCGACGCTGACCTCGACAAGCGCGTCCAGGCCCGTGCCGATCTCATCACCAAGGCGCATGCGATCGCCAAGGACGTGAAGACCGAGAGTCTTTCCGACGCAGCCATCCGCAAGGCCGTCGTCGTAGCCAAGCTCGGCGATGCAGCGATTGCAGACAAGTCGGAGGCCTATGTCGACGCCCGCTTCGACATGCTCGTCGAGGATGCCAGCAAGAACGGCTCGGATCCCTTCCGCACTGTCGTGCAGCAGGGCCTTTCGCAGGTCAACGACGCCGACAAGGTCGTAACCGACGCCTATGCCCAGATGGTCGCCGACATGAAAGCCGGCAAGACCTCTGCAGCGGCCAACTAAGGAGGCGCTTCAATGGCTACCTACCAGACCACTTATAGCGCGGCTCCTGCCAAGGGGCTGCCGGGGCAGATTGCTTCCGAAGAGAAGTGCAACAAGGTCAGCCGCACTGTCGAGACGGCGGCCGGCATCAAGTTCGGCGCACCTGCACAGCGCGGCGCCGGCGATCATGGCGTTGCCATCCTGTCCACCGGCGACTTCCTCGGCCTCGCGGTGCTCAATCCCGCGGTCCCGCCGAGCGCCAGCAACCCCGACGCCTATCCGCAGTACTTCACCGGCGCCTTCATGACGATGGGCACGATGTACGTCACCGCGGGGGCAACGGTCGCTGCCGGTGACCCGGTCTACTATGTGACCGCAACCGGCCGTTACACCAACACGGACAATGCGGGCGCCAACCCGGCCATTCCCGATGCCTACTTCGAAGAAGCGGGCACCAACGGCGCCATCGTCCAGATCAGCCTTGGCCTGCGCCATCAGGCGTAAAGCCTCGCGAAAGGAACCCTGAACCATGAACCAGATCATCCGTCAGGCCTTCGCTGATGCGCAGGCCGCGTTCCCCTTCGTCATCGCGCAGGGGCGCAACATCGAGACCCGCATCTACCAGCGGCGCTACCCGACCTTCAACTACGGCGCTCACGTGCCCGTGGTGACGGAAGGCAACGCCTGGGCGATCGGGACGACGTTCTTCACCGTCGATACCGCAGGCGAGGCGAAGTTCCTCTCCGGCGCCGGTACCGACATGCCCTTCAACCAGGCCACGAAGGACATGGCCAGCCATGACTTCGCGATGATCGGCTCCGGCTGGGAGTGGAACCTCGAGGAAGTCAATCAGGCCGCTCTCTACGGCATCGACCTGAACGGCACCAAGGCCATGTCGGCTTCCGACAAAGTCGAGCGCCTGCTCAACTCGATCGCCATGGTCGGCACGACCGAAAAGAACTGGACCGGCTTCGTCAACGACCCCCAGGTCTCGCGTGTCGACGTTGCCGCGGACGGTGCAGGGGGCGGCGGCTCGTCCACCTTCTGGGTGAACAAGACCAACGACCAGATCCTGCGCGACATCAACGACCTGATCTCCAGCGTTCGGGAGAACACGTCGGAAGTGGAGTGGGTCGACACGCTGCGGCTGCCACCGGAAGCGTTCCGCCTCATCGCTACCCGTCGTCTCGGCGAAGGCGACGGCATGCTGACGCTGCTCGAATACATCCGCCGCAACAACGTCTACACGGCGGAAACCGGCCAGCAGCTCGACATCCAGCCGCTGCGCGAGCTCGCGAATGCCTCCCAGGACGGCGGCGGCCGCATGGTCGTGTATCGCCGGGATTCGGAAGTTCTCCGCTTTCACCTTCCGATGCCCCGCCGTGTCCTCCAGCCGCGCCAGAAGTCCATCATGGGCTTCGAAACCGGCATCATCGCCCGTACCGGCGGTACCGAATGGCGTCTGCCCGGTGCTGCCGCCTACGGCGACGAAATCACCGCACCGTAACGGATGGGTCACCCATGAAAATCACGAACAACAGCAAGGCGCTGCAGGGCGTCCGCTCCAAAGGGCGGGCGGTCTACATCCCACCGGGTGAGACCCGCGACGTCGATCTTGAAGGCGTCGATCTCGAAAAGGCCAAGCGCCTTCGCTTCCTCAAGATCGAGGGCGTCTCCAAGGCTGCCAGCAACCAGGACGGCGACGGCCCGAAGTCGGCACTCGAAGTCCTCGAAATGGCGAAGGACCCGAACGTGCAATTCATGTCCTTCAAGTCAGCCGCCAAGAAGCTGCTCGGCGATAAGACGCCGGGCACGAAAGACGAGATCGTTGCTGCTCTCGAAGAGCTGGCAACGCAGCCATGACAATCAGCCCGGCGGTAACCTGCCGGGCCTATTCTTGCATCGGAGACAGACATGGCTGGTTACGGCACGAACGACGGCTTCACGGCTTACGCAACCGAAGCCGGCTATGTCTTTCCCGATGGCACGACCGAAGCCCAGAAGACCGCTGCGCGTCAGCGCGGTTCTCTGGTGATCGATCGGTACGAGCCTCGGTTCAGCGGCCGGCGCACGGGCGGATATGCCCAAGAGCGCGCATGGCCGCGCACCGGTGCCACGACCTATTACGGCGAGGCGATCCCCTCGGACGAAAGCCCGGTGGCGATCATCAACGCGTCGTATGAGGCGGCTTTCCTCGAGCTGACGAACCCGGGTAGCCTTTCGCCGGTCGTCACCGGCACGTCTACGGTGAAACGCGAGAAGATTGGACAGCTTGAGGTCGAATATTCAACCTCTTCTTCAACGGACATCGACGACCTCGTCGCGCTCGCCACGCCCGTTGTGACCACGATCGAAGGGCTGCTCTGGCCCTTCCTCGTGCCGGTCTGGCCGGGTGCTTTGGTGGTGTAGCTCCAGGCATCGCGCGCACTTGATCAGAATACGCCCAGTGAGCCGAGCAACGAGACCATTCCGGCGATCAAAATAACGAATTGAGCCCTCTGCTTCATCGTAGGTTCAATTGGAAGCTTCTGCACGAGATAGAGCACAATCACGACGAAGAGGATGGTCACGAGGATGCTGATTGTGGCGGACATGTGCCTCAGATCTTTGATCAAAAAGCCTTGCGGCAATGAAGGCGTAAATAAGGCTCAGCTCTCGAAAAGGAAGGGAGGAGGATGGCGAACCCGATCTATGCACGCCTGCAGGCGACGGCGCAGCGCCTCATCGCCAAGTACGGCCAGACTGGCACCGTGACGCGCATCTCAGAGCCCGACCCTGTCGAAGGCGGCGATCCTGTCGAAACCGCATACACCGCCACGCTAGTGCCTATGGCGTACAGCGCCCAAGAGATCGACGGTACCGAGATCCTGTCGGGTGACATGCAAATTTACATTTCGTCGGTCGGACTCGCGATCGAGCCCAAGCCCGGCGACCTGGTCGCGGCGAGCGGCAAGACGTTCCGGATGATCAAAGCAGACCCGAACAACTACGACGGCCTGACCAACGTCGTCTTCATCGTCCAAGGAAGGATCGCATCATGAAGAAGGTTAAAGTCGAAGTCGCAATGCGGCACGCCGGCAAGAAGGTAGGCGAAACCTATGAGGTGTCCGCTGGCCAGGCGAAGGCTCTGGAGGGTATCGGACTTGTCAAGCCGGCCACGCAGGCTGCCGCAAAGGCGATCGAGAAGGCAGCCAAGGCTGACTGATGGCATCGCTCCGCCAGCAGCTCGACGCCCTCATAGAAGAGCTTTCCCCGGCAATGGAGAAGGCCTTCCGCGAGGCGATCGAGGACATCAAATCCGAGATCGTGCTGAAGGAAGTCGTCGAGCGGCTCGAGCGCCGGGACGTGGAAGGCGCCATTGCGGCGCTTCACATCGATCCGGCGGCATTCCGTCCGCTCTCTGAGGCGATCCGGACAGCCTTCAACGCCGGCGGCCTCCTAGTCGCCAAGAACATGCCGCGCGTGTCTGACCCGATGGGCGGTCGTGTCGTGTTCAGGTGGGACGTGCAGAACCAGCGCGCCGAGCAGATCATCCGCGAAGCCTCGTCGACGATGATCACGCATGTGACCGAAGACACGAAGCAGATGGCGCGCGAGCGGATCGAAGCAGGCTATGCCAAAGGGCAGGGGCCGAACACGATTGCTCTAGACATTGCTGGCCGCGTGAACCGCGTCACCGGCCGCCGCGAGGGTGGATTGCTCGGCATGACGGCCCAGCTTGCCCGAACCGTCGAGAACGCGCGCACGGCGCTGCTCTCGGGCGATGTCGAGGGCATGAAGCACTACCTGACGCTGACGCGTCGCGACAAACGTTTCGACCGGCAGGTCGCCAAGGCTATTCGGGAAGGCAAGCCGCTCCCGGCCGACGCCGTACAGAAGATCACCGGGCGCCTCTCGGACCGGTATGTTCAACTGCGGGCCCAGACGATCGCGCGGACCGAAACGCAGTCATCGGTGCACGCGGCCAAGCATGAGGCCTATCAGCAGGGGCTGGACCGCGCCGGCCGCGACGCCAGCCTTGTCACTCGTCGGTGGCGTTCGGTCGGCGACGGCCGTGTCCGCCACACACACCAGGTCCTGAATGCCGAAGAGGTAACCGGCATGGACTTGCCGTTCCAGTCTCCCTCGGGCGCATTACTGCGCTACCCGGGAGACACCAGCCTCGGTGCTGGCGCTGGCGAGATCATCGGATGCCGCTGCCATGTCGAATACAACTTCGACTTTGCCGGGGAATACGCCAGATCGCGAGGCCGCTGATGGCTGAGAACTTGTCGTTTACCGCCCAGGTCTCCGAATGGGTGAAGGCGGAGCAAGAGCGCGAGGCGGCCGTCCTGCGAACCGCGGCGCAGATGGTCGCCAATAACGTCCGGACCTCTGTTGCCCAGGGCGGCCGCATCCCGGTTGACACCGGCAACCTGAAGAACTCTCTGATGGCGTCGACCACATCCATGCCGACGGTCGAGCAGGGCGAGAAGGAATATCCGGATCAGAGCGGGGAAATCGAGCTGATCATTGCCAACCTCGACGTGGGCGAGACGCTCTATCTGGGGTTTCAGGCCGCCTACGGGCCCCGCATGAACTACGGTTTCGTCGGCGAAGACAGCCTCGGCCGCCTCTACAATCAAGCTGGGTTCGGATTCGTCGACGCGGAGGCGCAGGACTGGCCGCAAACGGTCAAGCGCGCGGAAGAGACGGTTCGCGGTCGCTTTGAAGCGGGTCCGTCCCCTCGGACATGATGATCAGGGCCTTCTGAAGCACGTCGAGATCCCGGATGGCTGCGGAAAGAACCTGCCGGCCGTTCTCAGTCTTCACTGTCTTGTTGAGCAGCAGCGATTGCGCCTCGTGCAGGAGGTCATGCACCTCGGTATCGCTGAGCGCTTTGTCGGCCATGGGCCAGAGGTAGCAGATGGCTGACACCGTTGAAATGAAAATCTACCAGGCGCTGTTGTTGCGAGTTCAAGCTTTCGTGCCACCGGCCGGCGTCACCGTCGTGCTGCCGGGTATTTCGTACTCACCCACGGCGACGAGCAAATTCGTCAGCGTCGAGGTGCACTTCAACCGCTCGATCGAGACGGACCTGTCGCTGCAGCTTGATCCGATCCGGCAGGGTTTCATGCGCGCCAGCGTCATGTGGCCGAAAGGGTCGGCCATCGTGGACGGATACAATCTCGCCGGTCAGCTACGCGCGCACTTCCGCCGGGGTACCAAGCTGCTCCGGACTGACACACAGGTTCGCATCGACGAGGATCCGGAGATCGGCGTTCTCGTGACGGGCAGCACGCACCACAACATCCCCGTCACCACCCGGTGGCGGTGTTACCCGCAAGTTCCGGCCTGATTGGCCTGCCGATTAAGCCCCTTCGGCAAGGGCAATCAGACAGAAAGGATTGAGCAATGGCTCAGCTTTACCCGGTCGCCGGTGCCAAGATATTCATTGGCCCGGCCGTCACCACCGTGCCCGACGATGCCGACATTGATGCAGCCGATTTCGCTGCGGTCGTCTGGACCGAAATTAAAGGTTGGCAGACGATGGGATCGATCGGCGACAATGCCACGCTGATCACCGAAGCCATCATCTCCAGCGCCCGCGATATCAAGGCGAAGGGCACCCGCAACGCCGGCTCGATGCAGAACAACTTCATCATCATGCCGACAGACCCGGGCCAGATCGCGTTGATCGCCGCGGAGAACAGCCCGCACAACTTCCCGTTCAAGATCGAGTTTGATGACGCCCCGCCGACGGGAACCGCGCCGACGCCGACGCTCAAGTATTTCTACGGGATCGTCATGTCGTCCCAGGAGCAGGGCGGCGGCGCAAATACCGCGCGCCTCATCTCCGGCAACGTCGAAATCAACTCCGCGATCGTGACGGTCGCCGCTGACACAGGTGATTGATGAGCGAAGAATTCGTCGATCTTTCCGGCCTCGAAGCCCTCGTCCAGTCTCAGGAGGAGGGTATCGAGATCGATATCCTGAACGAGCAGAGCAAGCCGATCGGGCTCAAGATCCGGGTCGTCGGGCCGGACAGCGACCGCATGCAGAAGGCGGTGCGTGATGTTGCCTCTGAGTTTGCCAAGGCGGCGGCCGAGCGCGAAAGCCTCGGAGAAGCGCGGGAAGATGACAGCGACGCCCGCATGGTCGCCATTCTCGCAAAGGCAACGGTGAGCTGGTCGCCGAATCCAAAGATCGGGGGCAGTGTTGTGCCCTTCTCGGAGGAGAATGTCCGCAATCTCTACACCAAATTCCGGATCATCCGTGAACAGGTCGAGGTTCGGGCGGTTCGCCGCGGCTCTTTTACCAAAGGCTGATCGACCGGCTCTGCGGCCTCATCGTCGATCAGCACGAAGGTAAGAAGCTCGTTATCCCCGCCGCTGGCCAGCAGGTTTGGTGGTGGTTCCGGGAACTGGATAGCCAGCGCACCGGTAACGGCTACGGGCCCAATCCTCTTGGGTTTCAAGCAATTGGAGAATGGGCGAGGCTTCGCGGCCTCGTCCTTAAGCAGTGGCAGTTGGACGCTATCCTCGCGATGGACCTGAAGCGCCGCGAAGTCATGGCGCCCAAGGCGGAGCCCGAAGCCGAAAAGCCCCACGTGTCTGAGCGACCGCTCACGTCGCGTCTGTTCGACGCCCTTTTCCCGAGCAAGAGAAAATAGCCGATGACGACAGCTCATCTTGGTTTCGCGATCGACAGCACGCCGGCCGTTAAAGGGGCGGCTGATCTCGATCAGCTGACGGCAGCCGCGGGCCGCACTCAACAGGCTGTTGGGAAACTCGAGAACGAGGTCGAGCAGCTTGGCGGAGCGCTTGGGAAGGCAGGGCAGGGCGCCGGCAAGCTGAAGCCGCCGATCGACGATCTCGGCCGTTCGTTCGGCTCGCAGGATGAGCACGTGCGCGCCTTCCGGATGGAAGTCGAGCGGCTCACGCTGAAGTATCAGCCGTTGGCGAAAGCCACGCGCGATTACGAGGCGTCGATTGGCGAAATCCAGCGAGCGCACAAGCTCGGCGCGATCACGGCTCAGGAGATGACGCAGGCGCTTGATCGTGAGCGCCAGGCCTATGAGCGTCTGAAGACTTCGGCGACGGCCGCCGGCGCTGCCGTGAAGGCTGCGAATCAGAACCGTGGCGGTGCGCAGGGCTTCAACTCTGCCAACGCCGCATTTCAGTTTCAGGATATCGCCGTCACTGCGGCCATGGGCATGAACCCGCTGATGATCGGTCTGCAGCAGGGTACGCAGCTTGCGTCCGTGCTCGGATCGATGGAGCGGCCGGTGTCCGGGCTTGCGTCGGCTTTCGCATCGCTCATCAGCCCTGTTTCGCTGGTCACCATCGGCCTGACGGCAGGCACCGCCGCGCTGATCCAGTATTTCATGACGGCAGAGAGCGGCACGGACAAGACGAGCAAGCTCTTCGAAGAGCAGAACGACCTGATCCGACGCGCGGCTGCGCTTTGGGGTGACGCAGCGCCGCAGCTGAAGGCCTACGTCGACGAGCTCGATCGCGCCGACAAGATCACTCAGGGCCGGGAAGCTGGAGAGATACTGGCCGGCCGGGAGCTAGAGGGCCTCGGCGAGGAGTTGCAGGGTGTCAACCGACAGTTCTCCGAGGCGGTCCGCGGCCTCCGTAGCATCGATGCTGATCCCGCGTTCATCCGTGATTTCTCGCAGGCCTTCGGTGACCTCCGCGAGCGCCTCGACGAGGGTACCGCATCGATAGCGGACATCAACAACGCCCAGCGCTTCCTGTCCGAAGCGGTCGATCGCTACGGCATCAAGTCGGTTCTCGGCTTCCGTGACGCATTCGACCAAATCACCAAATCGATCCGAGATAGCATTGAGGCGTCTCGGGAGGCACGCGCCGCGTGGATCGCCGGCATTGCGGGTGCCAGTAACGTTCAGGACATCATCTCCGGATCGTTCTTCACCGAAAACGGCAGCACGATGCGTACCGCGGACTTCATGCCGCGCAACCCGGGTGTTCCGACCAGCCGTCCGAACATCGAGTTGAGCGGAGATCCGGACGCGACGACCATCCTCAACTCCGATGGCCGCCTGACTTCCGTGCCGGTACCAGGGCAGAAGCCGAACTTCTTCGAGCTCGAGGAGCAGAAGGATAAGGTCGACGACGTCACCAAGGCCTACCGCCAGGCGGCGGAAGCAAAGGCTGACTTCTGGCTCGATATCTCGTTTCAGGAGCGTCAGGCGGAGCGCAGCGCCATCGATCGGCAGGTCGCGACCACGCTCACCCGCTACGGCTTCAATGAGGACCTGAGTTCGCCTGAGGCTGATGCAATCCGCCAAGGTCTTCGCCGAGAGGAAGCAAAGGACGCCTTCAAGGGGTTCTTCGACGGTATCCACCAGGAGGCATGGGCGAACGGCGGCAAGATCGGCGATGCGATCGTCAAGTCGGCTTTGAGCGCCGCTCAGAAAGCCAGCGAAAAGGCCTGGGACGCCATCTTTGATCAACTGGCCACTGCCGCTGCCAATTGGCTGACCGGCGGAAGCGGAAAGTCCTCCGGCGCCGGCGGCGTCGTCAGCAATCTGCTCGGTGGAGCCGCCAACGACAATTCCACCTTTGCCGCTCCGGTAGGCGCCGTGAGCCGCTCGTCGCTCGGGCCTGTTACCGGGTCCGGTGCGGAACTCGCTTGGAACTTCTGGAAGTCGAAGGGGCTCGCCGATCATCAAGTCGCTGGCGTCCTCGGCAACATCAAGGCCGAGAGCGCCTTCAACCCTCTCGCCGTCGGCGACAGTGGCAATGCCTTTGGGCTCTACCAGCACAACGACCGCAGGAACAACCTGTTCAGCGCGATCGGAGGGAAGGGGAACCTGAGCAACGCTCTGGCGCAGCATGAGTTTGCCTATAGCGAGCTCATGGGGCCGGAAAACCGTGCATGGCAGGCGCTGACGAGAGCGGGCAGCACCCGCGAGGCCACGGCGGCGTTCGCCGGATTCGAACGCCCGTCCGGCTTCTCTTGGGGCAATCCAGAAGGCGCCCATAACTTCGCCGGACGGCTCAACGGCGCTGAAGAGGCGTTGGCGAAGTTCGGCGGAACGGCGCAGCAGGCAACCCAGGGCCTGGTGCAGCTCGGTTCGACGCTCCAAAGCATCCCGCAGGCGCTCATGGCAAATGGTGGCGGAAGCGGCATTCTAAGCGGCCTAACGAAATACGGCATGGGGCTGTTTTCGGGATCCGCGCAGTTTGCGAGCGCTTGGTTGAAGGGCGGCATAGGCCTTTATGCCAATGGTACGAACTATGCACCGGGCGGCCTGTCGATCGTCGGCGAGCGCGGTCCGGAGCTGGTCAATCTCCCGCAGGGCTCGCAGGTGTTCGACACCAACAGGAGCGCCCGGATGATGGCCGGCAACGGCAATAACAGCAACGCTCCGGCAAACCTCAACGTCAACGTGATCGGTGCCAATGGCGATGAACACGTCCGCGCCCTTGTACGGCAAGGCGTCGGGCAGGCGCTGTCTCAGTATAACGAGCAGCAGCGCCGCGTCGGCTTCGGGGAAACGCAGAAGCGATTTGTAGCGCAGAAAGGCTGATGGATGGCAGTCTACATCAACCAGCCGACTGTGCCGATCATGTATCTCCGGCCGACCCGGGCGAGTTTCGACAATCCCGGGTCGGGGATAGATGGCGGCGTCAACGGTCTCGGTGAGGGGATCAGCATAGAAACCAGCGGCGGCGGCGTCGTGACATGCACCTATGAGCGCTGCGTACTGCAGGCAGAAGACACTGAGCGGCACGAGGTCATCAACTGGCTCGGGGCGCGTGGGAACGGCGGTTATCGCTTCTTCAATGTCCCGATCATCAATGACGGGATCGGACCGTTCCCCGTCATAGTCGGCAAGAAGCGCCCGATTATCAAGGGTATTCCGCACTCCGACGGGTCGTTCTTCTCGGACGGTTCCGGCTACAGCCAGGCGACCGTCTACGGCGAGGTTACGGAAGCGGCCGGCCTCGGAGCCGGGATCCTGAAAATGCGCGTCTACGGCGCCGCACGGCCGCTGCGCTGGTCGGATTGGTTCTCGATCTATCATCCGTCCAAGGGTTGGCGCGCATATCGATACTGGGAGGTCATCTCCAAGACGAGCGAAACCAACCCGGTCTACACGCTTGCTATCGCTCCTCCGTTGCGCGAGGCGGTGACGGCCGGAACCCGCGTCGAGCTTGCGCGGCCGATGTGCGTCATGAAGTTCCCTCGCGGCTTCACGCTGCCGTGGGATTATGAAGGCTGGTACCACTCCCGGCCGACGCTCCAGTTCACGGAGGCGTTCTGATGGAGTTCGTACCGGCACACATCATCGAGGAGATGCGCGGCAGCCATCAGCTCGGCATCTTCCTCAGGGTCGATACGGATCCTGCCTTGCATCTCTGGTTCGGGATCAACGACATCCCGGCCAACTTCGACAGCATCGATCCGACCGGGACGGTTTACCTCGGCGGCGGCCGTCTTATCGGCGTGCCGACGCTCGAGGTGCTGGTCAACGGTACCGCCGACAGCGTCGAGTTCACTCTTTCCGGGCTCGACCCGACAACATCGGCGAAGATGCTCGACAGCCTGCCGCCAGTGCGCGGCGCGGCAGTCCAGATGGGCCTGACGACGCTCGATCGGTATTTCCAGCCGATGAGCAGCATCATTCCGATCTGGACCGGTACCGCATCTCATACCGGGGAGGTAAGCCCGCCGGTGGAGGAGGGGGATAGCCCGAGCATCACGCTTTCCCTTGCCGTTGTGACCGGCGAGGCGACCCGTTCCCGTGGTGCGCGCTCGGTGTGGTCATCTCCTCATCAGAAGGCGATATCGCTTACCGACAAGTTCTGCGACGGCGTCAGCCGGCTTGCCAGAGGCGTTCAGCCAGTCTGGCCGAATTTCCAAGGATAGCCATGACCTTGCAAGAGTTTCTTGCCCTGCCACACCAGTTCCGGTGGGGCGGGGTTGCTGGCGATGATTGCACGACCTTCTGCGGGACTTGGCTGCGCGAGAGCGTCGGCGTCGATCCTGCTGAAGCCTACCGCGGCACATACAGCACGGCGGAAGGCGCTCACGACATTCTCTCCAGGGCTGGCGGGCTGGTCGCCTTCGCCGCGGCCGCACTTGAGCCGCTCGGATTCGTCCGTACCGAAGAGCCTCGCGACGGCGACGTTGGCGTCGTGCTCGCCCCCGCTGGCATGGCTGGGGTCAAGGAAGTCTGCGCTATCCGCTTCGGCCCGCTCTGGGCTCTGCTGGCACCGTCCGGCGTCATCGCCAAGAAACTTGATCACGTTGCAGCCTGGCGCGCGCCGGATGGAGATCGAGACGCATGAGCTTCCATCACCGCATGATGCTGCAGCGCTATGGGCTGGCCTGCACGACGTCGCTCTACAGCGAAGTTCTGTTTGATCCGATCTTCACGCCAATCTTCACTGCCGTGCTTGGTACCGGCGGGTTTGCCATCGGCGCCACCACGATCACGTATGCGTCGATCGCGTCCGCGATTGCCACGACGGCCATCTCGATCGGTCTGCAGGCGCTTCTGGCTCAAGCACCGAAGCCACCGAAGCCCGAAGACGGGAGGGCACCGCTCAACCAGGCGATACCGTTCCGCATCTATGCTGTCGGCCGCACCCGCGTCGCCGGCGCCCGCATGATGTGGGAGGCGAAGGGCTCCAACCTCTATTCGGTGCAAGCCATTGCCGGCCATCGGATCAAGTCGTTCAACCGGTTCTATCTCAATGACGACGAAGTGACGGTCGTTGACAATGTCGTCACCCCTCTGACAACGGGCGGCAGGTACGGCGCAGGGTCCGCGAACGTCAGGCTGTACACCCGCCTCGGCGCGAACCCTGAAACGCCCTACGCCGAGCTCGTCTCGGCACTCGGTGCCGACGGCATCTGGACCAACGATCATCGAGGCGACGGACAGGCGTCGCTTGCCATGCGGGCGCACAATGCAGACGCGCAGGATCAGCAGACTGCGTTTCCGTATGGAGCGCCTTCGCCATCGGTTGAGATCGATGGCGCCTACTGCTGGGACTTCCGCGATCCGGCGCAGGACCCGACCGACTCGAGCACTTGGACGTGGACGCGCAACTCGGCCATCATTTTGGCTTGGCATCTCTGCTTCAACGAATTCGGATTCGGCCTCGATTATCAGAAGGCGCTCCTGCCGGTTATCGATCTCTGGAAAGAGGAAGCCGACATCTGTGACGAGGATGTCCCTCTCGCCGGCGGCGGCACGGAAAAGCGCTATCAGTGCAATGGCTGGGATACGACCGAGAACGGTCCTAAGTCGGGGCTGAACGCGATCCTCGCAACCTGCGACGGTCACCTTGTTGCCCGCGGCGACGGCGCCCGCATCCTGACCGTCGGCAAGTTCCGCGAAAGCCGGACAGCCACGCTGACCGATGCCGATATCGTCGGACACAACGTGCAGTACGGCGTGCTTTTCGAGGACGAGTGCAATCGGCTCGTCCCGAAATTCACGTATCCGGCGACGAATTACACGAGCTGCGATACCGACTTCTTCGAGGACACCGACGCACAGATCGCCGCCGGCCGCGTCCTCACAATGGAGGGTAGTTACGAATGGTGCCACCAGTGGCGGCAAGCACGGCGCCTCGGCAAGCGCGACTGGGAGCGGATGCGCCAGAAGGTCAAGGGCAGCCTCGATGTCCGGCTTTCCGGCATCAACGCCGTCTATGCGCGGTGGGTCCGGCTTCAGACGCCCAAAAGGCTGCCCAAGCTGGATGGGAAGCTTGTTGAGAACCGCCGCTCCATCGTGGCCCTCACGAAGGGCGGGTTTACGATGGATTTCATCGAGCATCCCGACGGGATTGACGATTGGGATCCGGCGACGGAAGAGGGGCAGCAGCCGCCGGTACCACCCGCACCGAACGCCTCGGAGATCCCGACCCCCGTCATAAATCTCATCCAGGCCAAGGCAAACGGCGGCAGCGTCTATATCCGTGTCGTGATTATCGACCCGGAGGACGGCAGTTTCACGCCGGTCGTTCGCTACAGGGTCGCTGATGCAGATGGCCTCGGTACACCAGGCGCATGGGTCGAACAGCAAAACCCGAGCGCGGAGCCGTCCGGAGGGTACATCGACCTTTCGACGGGGAACGTTCCTGCGGACAAGGTTCTCGATATCCAAGTGGCGTTTATCGCCTCTAACAGGCGCTACTCGAACTGGTCTGTTACTGAAACGGTCACTTCGACGGCGGATCCGACTCCTGCCGGACCGGTAACCGGGGTCAGTGTCAATACCACTGTGGCCGGATCGGCAACGTTCAACTGGACCGCTCCAAACAGCAGCAATTACGCCGGGGCCAAGGTCTTTTGGAACACAGTGGATGACTTCGGCACGTCTAGCTATTCCGGGCCTCCGGAGTATGGCGCACCGAGCAGCGCCGATGCGACATCTCGGTCGTTCGCGGCCGGCTCATATTTCAGCTGGATCGTTTCGATTAACCGCTCCGGTATCGAAGGCACACCGGTAGCAATGGGCTCCTTCACCGTCTCCTGACGCATCTCAAACCTTCTCGCTTTCTTCGTCCTGGCGTTGCGCCGGGGCGCTTTCACATGAGGAAACCATGGCCTTTTCTCCAAACGCTGCGACTGTATACCAGGATGGCCCTTCGACAGATCCTTACGAGCCGTCTAAGCCGCAGATTCGCGCGCTTCTCACCTCCTACGAGACGGTAATGGACGCGTTCACGACGAACGCCGGCCTCATCTTTACCAGTCTTGCTGCGATGAACGCGGCGGCGGCATACACCGAACCTCGCTCGGCTTGGTTGTTCGACGGTACGAGCTCCGGCGTCTATGTTCTCAATCCGACGACCGACACGTGGACGAAGGTCGGGCGGCTTCCGTATGATTTTGTGATCGGCACCGATCTCGGCGCCGGCACTGCGGACGCCATTCAGATCACGACGGATATTCCTGCTTCTGATGGGGTGATTGTCGCCTTCGAGCTTTTCGAGAGCACGGCTTCGTCGCCTGTTACCGTTTCGATCAACGGCGGCACAGCGCTGACGCTTAAGACAAACCGCGGCAACAATGCGTCTGCGCTTACCGCCGGCATGGATATCTGGGGCCGCTACCGGGCGTCTGACAACACGCTACGGCTGCTGAACGATCAGGACGTTTCCGCCCTTTTGGCTCAGGCGGAGGCGGCCGCAGCGGCTGCACAGGCGGCGGCCAACAGCAATTACACGTTCGACACTGTCGCGCTTGCCGGGGCCGCCAGTATCCCCGATGTCGTAAACGCCATCATTGTTCGCGGGCGTGACACGGCTGACGACGGCGTCTTCTCCGTCTATGTCGATATCAACAATGGCTCGACCGACACGTTCACTTCGTCCGGTGGTGATGCGCGGACGTGGTATCGCGTCGAAGAGGCCCCAAAGTTCCGCTACGACATCGGCCTGCCCTGGATCTCCACAATGGGCGACCTCAAGGCGCGCGGTATGCGGCCGGAATGGGTCGACACTCTGAACGAAATTGGCAACGACGCGGATGCGGCGATACCGATCCGCGAAATGTTCGCGCAGGGTTTGGGCGACGGCTTCAATAAGTTCGTCTTTCAAAATGGCCGTAGATACAATGCGGATAGTTGGGACCCTGGTGACCCGACGCACGCCTATGCTGTTCTCGTCACCGGTCTTACGCAGGATGTTTTCATTCATGCGGAAGGTGCCACGATCAAGGGCTTGCCCGACATACAGGAGGCGTCAAACCCCGGCGCTATTTTCCGTTTTGAGAGCGCCAACGTCGCGGCGAATGATAGCACTTTCCAGCGCTTTGTCTGGCGCGGCGGGAAGTTCGACGCGTCCGCGCTTCCTTCAGCGTCGGCCGGCGTCACCACGGTCGGCGGCATTGCGCTTTCGGGCCGGCTCAATATCGAATTTGATAGCGTGTTTTTCGACGCGGGCGACCTTCCCCCGCTAGGCGATATTGTCGGCCGTGGCGGCGGCGATCAGGCCATCTTTGCGACGGGCTTCGAAAGCTACTATTCGCACGGCTGCGGCTTCCGTGGCTGGCCGGATCTCGCGGAATACATTTCCAACAGTCAGGGGAAGAGAAGCCGGCATATCAACAATTACTATCTGTGGTGCGAAAATGGGATTGCGCTCAAGCGGTTCTCCTCTCGGGCGCTGGCGGCACTCAACCGGTTTGTGGAATGCGGCGTTGGCATATACAACCCCGTCGCGGACGGCTTGACGAATAACCACGGCGGCCCGATCTACATCGAAACCAACGTTTTCGAGCGCTGCGAAATCCCCGTAGACATCGGTGGATCTTCGGCTGGCGGCTCTGCGGTGCAGACAAACAAGTTTCTTGGGTGGGGGCGGCGCGCATCAGACGGCGCGGAATACACTGACCCTGGCCAGAGGTACGCGGTCCGTCTCCGCGTTCCGAACTGCATCGTATCCGCTAACCTCTTCGACCTCGCCGGGGAAACTCTGACAACCACTCCAGGCAAGGAGCAGATCGGCATCGACTTCAACTTCTCGGGCGGAGACGTAAATACTGGGGCGAACGACTGCCAGTCCTACGGCAACACGTTTAAGGACGTTTATCGGGCACACAACATGGGAGCAAACACGGCTCGTATTCGTCGTTATCTCAATAAGAGAGTGAATGTCTCTCAACTTGACCTTGACGGTGGCGACAACATTTTCCCCTATCGCCTCACCGACGACACGATGGCAACGATCGTTACCCCGCAGAACCGCTCCCGCGTTTGTATCAAATCGACGACTACGGGCGCGGGTTGGCCGAATGGATCTCTTATTCTGAATACGACCGGCGCCCCCGCTGTTCCTGTATATGACCCGGCTACTGGGAGCACAACAGGCATCGCCCTATCGAACAGCGTCAGCAGCGTCGCTGGCGCCGTAGACGGTAGCTTCACAATCGCCACCGGGATCGGGGTTCTCTACCTCATAAACCGGACGGGCGGCACGGTTCTTGTCGATTTGCAGTGGGATCAGGAATGATCCCGTAGGCTCCGCAGCAACACCTTAACTCGAAGGAAAATTGCATGAAATACGACCATGACTATGTGAACAAGGCAGCTCTGAAACGCATTCTTGATTGGCAGTATGCCGATGGGGAGGGCAGGACCGCGGGTAGTCGGTTTCGCGAAGACCTTGGTACTGCTTTCCACTGGCCAGCTACGCCCCAAGGCGCCGATCACTGGATGTCTGTGGGGGACACGAACCCCAAAACAGAGACCTTGCCGTCGTCGGACAGGGAATATCTGTCATGGCTGTTGACGGATAGCAGAGCTGCGGACGCCATTTGATAGGAGACTTGCCAGCAACGACTTCCCGCTGTTAGGAGGAGCCAGCACCTGTGGAGGATCCGGCAAAATGCTGCCTAGTAGCGATGTTTCGTTCAAATCGTTTGGCGTCGACGTAAGTTTTCATTTGCCCGAGCGAGATGAGGACCACATCCAGAAGCTCATCTTCACGACGAAGAATTTTTATGAGATCGACCTTCTGTCCGACGTCTACCCCCGCATCGGGAAAGATTCCGTCGTTGTCGATGTCGGGGCGAACATCGGCAACCACAGCATATTCTTTGCGAAGGTGTGCGGCGCAAAAGTGATTGCTTTCGAACCGTTCAAGGTCGCTCGGGACCGGCTCATCGACAATGTAGCGCTCAACGGGGTTGGCGATCACGTCGAGATACGAAGCGAAGCTCTGGGGGCCTTTAGCTCCACAGGAGACATGGACGTAATTTCGCTTACCAACCTCGGTCAGACCATGGTGAAGCGGAAATCGAGCGGCGCAGGCCACGTGAAGATCATGACTTTGGACGATGCCCTCAGCGGTCGCGATATCGACCTCCTGAAAATCGACACCGAAGGTATGGAGCTGGAGGTGTTGCGTGGTGCGGAGAATACTATTAGAACGTGCAGGCCGCTGATTTATGCGGAAGCGCAATCGATCGATGCCTTGGCAATGCTGGAGCAGATGCTGTCATCTTTTGATTACGTCGCTGTTGATAGGTTCGCGGCTACACCGACCTTTTTGTTTGCTCATGTGTCGGATGAGAAGCAGCGTCATTTGTCGATCATCCACAGAGCGGCGAACATCAATCGCGATATCAGAAAGCTTGCAAATACCGTTTCTAAGATGAACGCAGTTCAGAATGAGTCGAGGATCTCGTTGAAACAACTTTCGGACGCGGCCACCCAGCAGAACCTTCATACCGACCTGGACGGCATTAGAAAGCAGACAGATCAAATCAACCTGGATTATCGTGAAGCGATCGCAAAGCTTCAGAACGAGAATGCCCGGTTGAAATATGAGCGCGATGCGTTCAGGCGCAAAATCGAGGCTCTTTACAACAGCTCGGCTTGGCGCATCGGCACGAAGATCAGAAGCGCCGTGGCCAAGATCACCCGCGAAAAATACCAAACGATGACCCCGAAACAGTTCTTCGACAAAGTGTCGAAGGGCCGACCTAAGGATAAATTGCCGCCCTCGCTTGCTCCGACGTCGTTTGCTCCTGCTTATCCCTCCAAGATAGAGCCCATAGAGCTTGACGAGGCCAAGGAGAAGATATTCGCTGGAATAGCCGCCATCCCGGCGCGCAGAGAGGCGCTAGAGAAAACCGTTGCCTCCCTTCTGCCCCAGGTGGACGAGATCGGCGTTTACCTGAATGATTGGGAAGACGTCCCAGAATTCCTCAATGATCCGAAGATCAAGGTCGCCAGAAGTCAGGAATGCGGCAACATCGGGGATGCTGGCAAGTTCTTCTGGGTCAATGGGTATCGTGGTTTCTACTTCACCTGCGACGACGATATCATCTATCCTCCCTATTACGTCGAGCGGCTGAAGCGGGCACTGCGCGAGAACGGATACCGTGCTGCAGTTGGCTGGCATGGTTCGATGATCAAAGGCAAGTTTACGAGCTACTACACGACGGCCTCCCGCCGAGTGTTCGGATTTCAGTTTCACCGCCCGTGGGATACTCCGGTCCACGTGCTGGGCACCGGCTGCATGGCCTTCCACACTGATGCAATGAAGGTGCGGCTCGAGGATTTTCCGGAGCCGAACATGGCGGATGTGTTCTTCGCAATCTTGGGGCAAAAACAGCGCGTCCCCTTTATCGTGGTGCAGCACGAAGAGGGGGAACTCGTTGAGATACCTGGAACGCAGGAAAGTTCCATCCAGGCCGATTCTAGAGGTAAGACAAAGTCCGGCAAAGACACCGGTCGCCGTCAAACGCAACTCATCAGAGAACTTGGCGCTTGGAGGACCTTCGAATGGCAGCCTCTGCGCGTCGGGATCATAGGCCGGTTTAACAGCTACAAGAAGGGTGGGATTTTCAAGTCCTGCAACCTCATCGCTAACAGCCTTAAGGACCGCGGCCACCACGTGCTGGTTCACGATACCCAAGACGAACTCACGGCGGCAGATGCCTCCCTTGACCTCGTGTGGATCTATCCAGGCGATCCGATGCGCCCTGATTTCATGACGGTCGACGACAAGATACTGCAGTTCAGGCAAGCGGGCGTGCCCGTCATTGTCAACCTTTCGTATCTATACGAGCCCAAGCGGTCGAAGTGGATTGCTGACAAACTCAAGGAATATAACTCGGTCCCTGGGCTTCCTCCGGTCATGGCGGCCGTATTCGCGGAGAGTGTGGTCGACGACCCTGAGTTTGTCGATGTGAAGGACTTCATCACATTCGTTCCGAAGACGATTGAGCCGACTGCGGCAGACTACATCCCTGATTTCCATGATCGGGAAGGCATTTGCTTCGGTGACAGCACCAAGCTCTCGAACAGAGACATTATCGGGGGCTCCTGCACGCCGTGGATCAACGCAGTGTTGAAGCGACTCCCGCATGTCAATCTCTATGCGTTCAAGCAGTACAGTGGGGAACCGGCGCATAAGCACCTCCAGACCGTTCCCTACATGACGGACGGCTTTGGGAATTTCCTCGCAGAGCGCAGGCTGTTCATCAACCTCAATGTTCACCTGACATTCGAGATGGTCGGTTGCGAGGCGCAAAGCTACGGCACGCCCTTGCTCTATCGGCACATGCCGCACTCGCTGAGCGAATACATCGGTCCGACCGGCATTCGCGTCAGACGTCCAGAAGAGCTCGGAGAACTCGCCGCGTGGCTCTACAACGATGAATCTGCCTGGCGGGAGTATAGTCGCGCAAGCCGGCAAAACGGTTCTGCGATTTCATACGAAAATGCCCACGCGGCTCTTGAGGCGGCTCTACGGACGGCTCTCGTGCGGGTACGCTCTTTGCAGGTGGGTGCCTGATCGAACGCGGGCGCCTCGCCCGCGTTTGGTTGCTGATAGACCGAATCTCATCGACTGCGGCGTGAGGGTCCATGTTTCTGCTTCGTACGCGCTTCTTGAGCATGTTGTAATTAACGTTCATGGCTCTGGCGAATTGAGACAGATTCAGGATCCTGCCGTCGTGTTCGACCTCGATTGGGGAAATTTTCCCCTTTCGTATGCGCTCAACGGCGAGGGTCAACTCCATACTCCGCACGATCACGAAGTTGTAAAGCCGATCGTAATCAACATCCATGAGGCGGGCGAATTCACGAAGGATCAGTCGCTTCCCTTCGTGGACGACGTGAATGTTCGACTTCCTTGCGTGGCTCGTTGGGGCGTAATGACAGTTTTTCTTGTCAAAGGGGAGGTCTGGATCGTGGCGGGCAACCCTAAACCGCTGAGGGCATTCTCCCATGTCTCGCACAAAGGCAAAAAAATCCGTTACCCATTCTTGCTGCACGTTGACGCCAGCTTCATCGAGCATTCGAACATATGCCCTCCTCGTGGGGGACATGCGGTTACCCACAGAGTGACCGTGCTTAGTCATCCTTTTGCGGGCGAGATCGCGCTTTAGGCAACCGCAGCTAGTCGTTCTGCCCCGGACAACATTGAACAGGTCTCTCGTCACGTCCACGCCACAATCGCACTTGAACAGCCATTTCCTGGATCTGGGGACCGGCGAGATCGCAGAGAGGCGCCCAAATTTCTGTCCTGCTAGATCACTTCGCATTTCGTCTCATGAGGGTTGTTCGTAGTGATGTCTCAGATATATAGGGACGGAATGTTAACGGCGAGGCGGGCATGGCTATACCCGATCTGATCCAAGAAATCGAGAATGCGTCCCATCCAAACAGCGAACTGGACGCGCGCATTGCGCTCGCATGCGGTTGGCGTCGTAGAGTCCGCGAAGATAATGGCGGAACGAGAAGCGTGGTGTGGATTTCTGACCGGCGGGAAGGCCACTTGCCGCCTTTCACCCTCTCGGTGGATGCCGCCCTTCAGTTGCTCAAAGCAGTCGACCCGGACAAGAAGTCGGGGGGTGGGGTCTCGTGGGTGCCAGAAGAAGGCCTCGCCACTTGCGGCGTTTTCGGCCTGGAGTATTGCCACGCTCACAGTGTCGCCATGGCGCTCTGCGTCGCTGCCTTGAAAATCAGAGCGAGGGAAACTGGCGGCGAGCATTAGGTCCGCTGCCAGAAAATGTTCACCGGCAGATATACAGATTATCGCCGAGCAGAAAGTCGCGGCACATCTGCTCTCCGAATTTAGCTTTCGGCATCTGCATGTCGACTTCAAAACCCGATTCGCGTAGACGCTCGACGAAGTTATCTCTGGAGTAGATCCTCACGTGCGTCGCTTGCTTGAAGTGTTGCAAACGCAATTCTGGTGTGTTGATTGCTGGGTCCTCATACGTATCGGGGCGTACTTCTGAAGGCACCATTACATAGGCAACGCCGCCCTTTTTCAGGACGCGTCGCAACTCGCGCATTCCCTTTCGATCATCTGGGACGTGTTCCAGAACGTGGCTGCAGATAATCCTATCGAAATGTCCGTCGCCAAATGGGATTTCGGTGATGTCAACAGCGTAGGTGGCACGCTCCTTGGCCAGGTCGCAGTCGTAGTAGTTGATGTTCCGATTTTCGCCGAACGCAGCTTTGAAAAACGGCTCCGGCGCAAAATGAAGCAACGATGTTCCCGGTCGGAAGAAGTCTGGGTCCTCGCTAATCGTGAGCCACATGTGGCGATGCCGCTCGAAAGAATGACATATGTGGCATTCGGCATTTCTTCCTCTGCCAAACACGGGACGCCATTCGCGGAAGGATGAGCCGCAACATGGGCAATAGCCGCTGTGTTCCGCCTGATCGGGATTGCTTGCGAGAAAGCGGCGGTACTCCAGAACGTATTTCGATGCGATGTGAAGCGGGAGATTTGCTGTCGCCATATTGAAGTAGTCCCTCCTTGGATGTGACCGCACCACTAGCGGTAATCCCAGAGCGCTTCAACCCTATCGAGCCTTCTCGCCTCAAATCCGATGAACGCGTGAAAAGAATGGGTCTCGCTTCACACCCTCGCCATTCAGCGCAAGCCAGTTAAGGAAATCGGTTGGAGAGCCATATGGTGAAGATCGCAGCACCTGCAGAGGGAGTTCCCACCACTTCGAATCAATCAGACTTTCACACACGTCCTGCGGGAACCGGGTTTCCCTCCCTATCGGCTTGGCGTAATTGCCGCCGACGATAGCGTAAGGCTCGACGTCCTTGGTGACAATTGCGCCAGCAGCGATTACTGCTCCGGTCCCAACGGTGACCCCGGTGAGAATCATAGCGTGGTCACCAATCCAAACGTCGTGGCCGATGACGACTGACTTCTTCCGGATCGGGTCTGCGTATTTCACTATGTTGGATGCCGGGGCGAGCACAGGCGATGTTGAGATGGCGGCCATGTCATGTGTGCCCGTTCCAATAGTCACATTCCGTCCGATCGAACAGTATCGTCCGATCTCCACGGATTTTCGGATAAAGCCGCCGTTGATATAGGAGAAACGACCAATTGCATTCCAAGGGCCGATCTCTGCGTCCCCGATAGTCACCGGTCCACCTTCGCAGATAAACGGTTCCATTGGGACTCTGCTCCCCTTCAAGATGACCCCAACTGATGCGAGCCTCACTTTTCGATCCTCTCCATCATTGGGGGTCGAGATTGCTGCAACATTCGAAGTCATGGGTTTCCTGTCCAGGTTTATGCGTGCTATTTCGGTGTTCTAGCGTGATGCGGGAGAAACTCAATGGACTTGCACGAGCTGATCCAGAATTTGGAGAAGAGCGAGGCTCCATCGCGAAGAATGGACGCTATGCTCGCCTTGGTGGCTGGATGGCAGAGGAAAGCCTCACGTTCGGGAGGAAACGTGAACGTCGTGTGGCTCTTCCCGGGGGAGGAGGTTAACAGGCTACCAGAGTTCACGAGATCGATCGACGCTGCGCTCGAGTTCGTTGGGTTGATTGCTCCTCAGAGAAGCCTCGCATTCACATGGGGTAATTCCATCAAAGCGCAGATCGACGACACAATCGTGGAAGCGATTAATCCTGCTGCTGCTTTGTGCCTGGCAGCGCTAAAGTTTAAGGCGAAGCAGGAACCACTTGATTTGCGGGGCGATTAGCGGGGGAGAACCGCCTTTCTGCGGCCGCGTTCCATCAGACACAACTTAGACCCCGCTTCGGCGGGTTTTTTTATTGCCCATAGGGCAGACACTTCCTCCCAGACAAATCAGGAGACTTCAATGAGCGCTATCACCGCTCAGCACGTTCGCGCTGCCGCAAAGGGCAAAGTGAACGAGAGCAACCTCGCGTCCGTGCTTGTGGCGCTGGACAGGTACGGCGACCGCTTCGGCATGGATCGGCCGCACCGTCTCGCCCAGTATTTCGCCCAGCTGATGCATGAAAGCGGAGATTTCCGCTACGATCGCGAGATCTGGGGCCCGACGCCGGCGCAGCAGCGCTACGACACGCGCACCGAGCTCGGCAACACGCCGGAGAAGGACGGCGACGGCTATCTCTACCGCGGCCGCACCGGCATGCAGCTTACCGGCAAGGACAACTATCGCCAGTTCCGCAACTGGTGCCGCGCGGCCGGCCTCGATTGCCCGGACTTCGTCAAGGATCCGGATGCGGTAAACACCGATCCATGGGAAGGCCTGGTGCCCTTGTTCTATTGGGATACGCGCGACCTCAACCGCTGGGCCGACGAGGGCGACGCCGAGACCATCACGAAAAAGATCAACGGTGGCAAGAACGGCTTGGCCGATCGCTTCGATCGGTTGGCACGGATCTCGCTCGTACTGCTGGGGTACCGTGCCGACAACGTCCTTCAGTTCCAGGCTGACCAAAGGCTGCAGGTCGACGGCGATGTCGGGCCGAAAACGCGCTCTGCGATGCATACGGCGCTCGTGGCGCTCACGCCGGGCGAGGCTGCACGGCCGGAGGTCAAGGCGGCGCCGGTAACAGAGGAAAAGCCGGTCCCGGTACCGGTCACGCCTCCCAGCCTTGATGCGCCGTGGTGGAAATCGAAAGAGGTCATAACCCCGTCGGTCATCGGCGGCGGCGCCTCGCTGCTTACCGCGATCGGCGGCATACCTTGGCAAAACCTCCTCCTGATCCTCGTCGCCTTCGGAGGCATTGCCGGCTTCCTCTACTGGCGGAAAAACGCCGACCGGAAGGCGGTGGCGAAACAGGTCGAGGGAATGGCGTGATGTTCTCCACTCCACGCATCATCGCGGCCGTTGCCGCTCTTTCCATCATCGCGATCGTCCTTGCTTGGATTTACCGGCAGGGCGGCGACGACGTTCGTCAATCCATCGAAAGGCAGAACAATGAAGCTGGCCGCACTGCGGACGATGTCCGCTCTCGCTTTGACCTTTGCCCTCCAGGGATGTGGGACTTCGGCGCCGGCAAGTGCCGACGGTCTCCGCCGGGTGGTGGGCACTGATCTGATCGGCGCGCGCGGCGCGACGCCGGCGGATCAGCGGAAGATAGACCGGACCGTCGTCGGCATCTGTGCCGCTTCGGTCTGGACGAAAGGGGAATGCGCCCGCCACGGCGAAGCGCAGCAGGAATAACCACGCAAAGCGCATGCACACGAGGGGCAATTGATGGGGATGGTCGAGGACGAGACGATGGAACTTCCGAAGCGCGCCGCAAGGCTAGAATGGAACCTCAACACGATAATTCAGGTCATCACCCTCGTCGTCATGGGCATCGGGGGCGTGACGATCTGGGTGGAGAAGAGCCGGGACATCGAAGAGCTTCAGTCCTGGCGAACTGCTCTGGAGCAATCGCAGAAGGATCGGCTGGCCGAGTTCCGGGAGCGCGACGGGCGGGCAGAGGAGCGATTTCGCGGGCTGGAAAACGAAGTACGTAAGATCGACAATCTCACCTACCGCGTCACGATCACGGAACAGTCGACGGCGACGATCACCACCGCGATCAAGGACCTCCAGTCGGTCATCAACCAGCAATCCGGTGATCTGAAGGTCGTTCGAGAAATCCTGCAGCGGCTCGAGGATAATGGCCGCCCGACCGAGGCGCCACGACAGCGCTGATCGGGCTCGGGGAGGGCGTGTGAACGAACACGGCGCCCCGAATATGAGGCGCCGTGTGTGCAATATCCAGCTTTCGGCAAG